CACTATAGCAAGAGATTTTAGGGGTAATGCGTAGCAGAAAAGCCTACTACAAGCACGTTCGTATGCTCTCAGCTGATGAGTAAACCATAAGGTAACACTTATTAGCTAGCTATACCGTTAGCGACCCGTGCCATCTATATTCTCGGCATGGGATTTTATCTTACGAGCATCACTGCTAATCTCCGTGGCAATGTCTCAGTTAAGACATTAAACGGTCGTAAATACTTAGTCGCCCCTCTGGCACTAATCACTCCCGGTGTGTTGGCCGGAAGCCGAGGCGCTCTCTACTACCCCTCGGATGAGGTCTCTCGTGACCCGATGGCATGGAACTCGATGCCGTTGGTGGTCGAGCATCCGGTCGAGAATGGGCAACCTTGCTCTGCGAGGCTCCCCCATATCTTGGAGCGACAAGGGATTGGGCATGTGTTTAATGCTCGCATTACCAACAAGGGTAAGTTAGCAGCAGAGGGCTGGTTTGACGTTGAGAAGACCAAGGCTGTCTATCCGTGGATTTATAACCAACTCAAAAATAACAAGAGCATTGAATTGAGCACTGGCTTGTTCACCGATAACGAGCCCTTCCAAGGGGTGTTCAACGGTCGCAACTTCGACTTCATTGCTCGTAACTACCGTCCAGATCATGTGGCAATCCTCCCCACGGCTAAGGGAGCTTGTTCGATCAATGACGGTTGTGGGGTACTTGTGAACGAATTGGATTTGGTGCTTGGCTCTGATGACCACTTGACTGCCAACGATTGGACGAAGTGGAACGAAGAACATAAAGGGCAAGGTGACGACAACGATTCTCATGCCAAGCTCAAAAGCTATCACGAAGATCGAATAGCCAAGCATCGGGAATTAGCTACCTCTGCCCCTAGTCGATCTAAACGAGCCAAACACCAAGCCCATGCTGAGAAGCATCAGAGCTTTCTACATACGCTTGGTAAGGCTGCTGGTTATGGGTTACTAGGAGGTGCCGCTGGTGCTGCCGGCGGTGCTGCAACTTATGGTCTACCGGGCGCAATTCTAGGTGGAGCTTCCGGTCTAGGCGGTGGTGTGGGCTATGCCTTACGTAAGACTGAAACAGGGCAAGGGGAAGTTAAAGAACGTAAACCCAAAGATCATCGATCGCTTCTTCACAAAGCTGCTAGTCATGGGCTAGGCGCTGTTGGTGATGCCAGTATGCACTTAGCTCGTCGCCTTTCTGGTAATGAGCAATCTAACAACATGCTTGGGATGGGGGCTGCTTCACATAGTCCAACTGCCCCAAGGTCATTGAGCATTATTACTTCCAAGAAACCCAAATCGCTTAAGCCTAAGAGGTTTGGCACTAAGAAACCAGGGGCTCGTAAAAGTAACCCTGTAATGGTTGGTAATACGAATATCCCTCTTGACAGTATTCTTTAATGGAGAAGAAACCATGCCTAAGTTGAATGTAAATCAACGCAAGCAATTGATCGACCAGCTGGTTGTCAACTGTGATTGCGAATCATTGCAGATGTTTACTGCCAATGACCGAGAATTGTTGGAGAACACGGCTGATGATGGTCTGTTGCGATTGAACCAATCCTTCCAAGTTGCCAAGCGCAATGAGTTGGTAGTCAACCAACTTGGCCAGGGATTGAACGTGGGTGGCACAACCTTGTCTTTCGCTCTGAATGCCGAGGGTGAGCTAATGGCCCAACCCAAGAAGAAAGATGAGGGCGAAGATGAGGAAGGCGATGGGGAAATCTCCGAAGCTGGCGGCGAACATTCGGATGGATCCGGTGGCGATGATGTAGACGGTAAGAAGGGCATGGCGGATGGGGCTGGGATTCCACTTTCGGGTGGGGATTTCAACCAAAGCAGCAAGTACACTGGCAATGTTCGTAAAGTTGCCAAGCCTCCAACCGCTAATCAGTGGTTGGCGACTGCTCCCCCGGAGATTCGCTCGGTAGTCCAAAACGCCATGCGGGTGGAAACCAAGCAGAAGCAAGATTTGGTCAAACGAATCACTGCCAATGCTCGCAATCGCTTCAAGCCAGAAGCGTTGATGCGCAAGGGTCTGGATGAACTCACAGCCCTTGCCGACTTGGCTGGTCCGGTTCACAACGAGTATGAATTCGAGGAATTCACCGAGGCTAGCGAGCCTACGGCGAACTACTTGGGGGCTGCGGCTGGTCTTTCGGCCAATAGCCAAGGCAAGGGAGAAAGCGACAGCGATATGCTGATCCCGGTAACTGTCAATTGGGCAGAGGAAAGTCCTAGCTTCAAAAAGAAGAAGGCTTAATAATTTCCTCTCAACTCTTCATATAACCTTAGGAGATTTTCATGTCACGAGCAAAGATCATTGTAAGTAGCCCGGCCAGGGGCATCTACTTTGAAGGAACGCTGGCTTCTGGCCAGACTCCCAAGCCTGGTACTTGTATCTCGGAGAAATCCGATGGTACTTGGGAAGCTTGGAATGGGGCAGCGGATGGTGAGCAAGACCTCGTAGCCGTACTGTTGGAGGATTCACTCCAAGGCAACGGTGTCGGTACGGCTTACGCGGATGGTGCCCACTTCTTCGCCTATATCCCAGCGACGGGTGAGCTACTCCAGATGTTGTTGCAAAACCAGAGTGGCACGGGCGATGCGTTCGCCATTACTGCTAAGCTCATCATCGACGATGGGACTGGTAAGCTGATCGCCACGACGGGTTCCCCGGAAATGGAGCCTTTCAAGGTTAAAGAAACGACTGCGGCACTTTCGGCAGATACGTTAGTGCTCTGTCAATATACGGGCCACTAAACCTACTCGCCTTCCTTTTACATATCGGAGACTATTCGATGCCAATGGACATGATTGTAGACGGACGCGGGTACGGCGAAGTAGCCAGTGCTCTCGTCGCCAATGGGGGTCATCAGAACTTTGATCCCGGTTTGATGCGTCCTTACCTGGATGCACGAGCCCGACGCTGTGTGACGATTAACACCCGTCGCATGTCAGATGACAACAAACCTATCTATCGCAAGATTATGACGGGTAATCGCGGTGATTTCGTCACCAATGCCACCACCTTGCGCAAGAACGAGTGGATTTTGTTGGATCAAGCGGTGATCCACGAAGCTCGTAAACGCTTGCGTGCTTGGAGCGACTTGTCAGCAGCTGCTTCTTACGGTGGCTTCAACGGCTACGGGAAGATGATCCTTGAACATGAAATGATGAGCGACCCTGGGGAAGCTCTCGTAGACATGGACGGGGTAGCCGATGACCGTGATGACGCTCCGCAATTCCAGCTCCAGGGATTGCCCCTGCCCGTTACGCATTGCGGTTTCTCGTTCAGCAAGCGTCGTCTGGACGTGAGTCGCAATAGTGGCACGCCTCTGGATATGACCTTGCCCGAAGCTGCTGCTCGACGTGTGGCGGAATCGGTGGAGAAGACTTTGGTGGGTGTCCAGACTGGGCTAACCTACGGTGCCTCGACTTTATATGAGAGTACTTCCAAGGTTTATGGCTACACCAACTTCCCGCAACGGTTGACCAAGACCAACTTGGCTACACCGACCGGCTCCAACGCTGCTACCACGGTAGCTAACGTCTTAGCCATGCGAGATCAGTTGACTGCCCAGAACTTCTTTGGTCCTTTCATGTTGTATCACAGCAACGATTGGGACCAGTACATGGATAACGATTACATCTTGACGGGTGGAAACGTAGCCACGCAAACGCTACGGGAACGCCTGCAATCTATCGAAGGTATTCAGGATGTACGTCGTCTGGACTTCTTGTCGGCTGCCACCAACCCGTTCACGCTCATCATGGTGCAAATGACCAGTGACGTGGCTCGGGCTGTCAACGGCATGGATATCACCACGATTCAGTGGGAAACCAAGGGTGGTCTAATGCTGCACTTCAAAGTCATGTGCATCATGGTTCCTCAACTGCGTCACGACTTCTCAGATCGCTGCGGAATTTTGCACGCAACCACCAGCTGATAAGACTTGCAATCAACTTCCTCTGGGCAACCAGAGGGAGCTATTCCAAGTCTTTCCCCAATTCCAAGGAGCTACACCATGCCAGAGCCAATTGTTCCCCCTGTTACTCGTAAGCTGTACCGTTACCAGTTGATGGTGGGGTTGCATGAAGACGAGAATGGTTTGCATTCTGCTAAAGACCCCAAGACCAACATTATCACCACGCATCTAGAACTTGATAAGAAGTTCGGTCGGGAAAAGTTCCGTCGCTTGCATACCGATGAGGTAGCTGCTCCTGTGGCTTCCTCAACGAGCGACAACAACGGGGACCGAGAAGCCCTGGAAGGCATGACGATCAAGGAATTGCAGAAGTATGCTTCGGGCGAGGAAATCAACCTCGGTGATGCCAAGACCAAGGACGAGATCATCGACACGATCATCCAAGCGCAAGTCTCTGTCTAAGGTGCTATTTTGTCCCAACGAATTAGCAAGGCTGACCTAGAAGCCATTATCGAGGTCCAGTCACGATACAATCTCGTGGGATTCATGGCGTCAGCCACGGCTCTTACGGATTGGTTGGTGAGTGTAGATACGGAGAGCAAGTTAAATACAAGTCTGTTAAAGCAGATCGAAACTTTCCTGGCTGCTCATTTCTACTCCCACGAAGATCAAAGGTATCAAGCCAAGTCCACCGGGCGAGCCAATGCCCAATTCCAAGGACAAACAGCAATGGTGCTAGCCTCCACGCAATACGGCCAAACCGCCATGTTGTTGGATGTTACGAACCAACTTGCCAAGCGGTCTAAGGAAGCGGAAACAGGGGTGCGTGGCGTGGCCAAGATGCACTGGTTAGGGAACGATACGGATTCTACCAGACCTGTGCCACTTGTATGAGCATCGAAACCGACTTACCGCAAAAGGCTGTGGTTTGGGAGTTTACAGGCAACTATGATGGAAATGGCAACCCTACCGTCAGTACCACACCAATCGAGGTTTGTGCCCGTTGGGAGCGAACTAAGAGCCAGCAAGATGGTCCTGATGGCCAACCCATTTCCATTGTGGCCATCGTTGATGTTGACCGATACGTTGCCCCTAACAGTAGGATACGACAGGGTTGTTTGGCAAACCTACCAACACCTTTGGACAACCTACGTGAGGTAGTCAGTGTCGATGAAGTTCCCGATATCAAGGCGATTGAAACTCAGTACAGTCTCAATGTTCGGGTTTGGAATTCTAACTAAGGAGCTAGTTATGAAGTCTCTCAAAGTGCTGGTCTGTGTGGTAGTTATGTTCTCCTGCTTGGAAGCGCACGCCATGTTCGGACGGCGAGCCTTCCGCCACATGGGGCCAAGAGGCACGAACAAGGTTGTTTACAAGCACGCCACTTGCTCTGGTCCTGGTTGCCATCGTTAGTACCCATGCTAGGAGCTAGTTATGGAATCGTGGCATTGGATTTTGGCAATCGGGTTGACCTTTGTAGCCTACGTGGCGTCATTCTTTTTTGCTGGCCCAGCCGCTGGATCAGCCGCCTTCAATTTCACTCGTAACGATGCTTGGCGAGTGTTACGTGGTGGCTTGGTTGTAGCAGCTAGTGCAGCGGTAACAGCAGCTTTGCAATACCTGGATACATTACCTTCTAGCCCAATTGCCCTGGTAATCATCCCCTTCATTTCCATCGTATTAAACACCATTCAAAAGTGGTTGACTGACACTCGCACCAACCAATAGCCCAAGGAGCATGTATGTTGTTCGCCGTAGATTATTTTCAGATCGGGATGGGAATAGCAGTAATAGTTATTCTTGGTGGTTGGGCGTTTATTCATTACGCTCTACCAGCCTTACGTTCTGTCAAGTTGCCCTCCCTGCCACACGTAATTCACAAGACAGAAGAAGCCTTACCAGCCGATTCGGTAGCCCATCGGGTTATGTTGTGGGAGGACTTGTACAACCTCTGTAAAGAGGATGGTTGCAGCCAAGCTTGCGAGCTGCTCTTGGATGTATTCCCATTACTGCCCTGTGATCGCCCCCTAGAAGCGAGTCCAAAAGCAGAAGCTTTGGCAAAGTTCGCCGAGAGCATACAACCTTGTGCCACAACTCCTGCACAGGAGGCTAAGTAATGGGCTCTTTGAAAGTTCCATTTCCAATTGTCGTTGCAGTAGCCCTTTGTGCAGGGATTATTGTAGAGCCTGCCGTCAAGAGCTACTTTGTAACCACGGTCAACGTACCTGCTCCAATCAGTGTGCCAGGTAATCATGCCTTGCTGATTGAGGAAACAGATGACCGTGGGAGTTGGACCCCGGAACAACGTGAGATTATGCTCTCGAATGCCCCTGGCAGTCCTCGTGATTTCCTTACCCAACACACGACCAAAGAGCCTAATGGCCAACCAGGGTTCATACTGTTAGACCAACAAGATGATGTCAAGTTGATGCCACCTTGGGTTCAGGAAGGTCTACAGAAGTTCAAAGACCATCAACCACCAGCTAAGTTGCCCTGGGCTATCTTCAGTAATGGTAAGACGGGCTATGAGGGGCAAGTGCTGGATAAGGTTACTTTCAATAAAGAAGCACAACGAGTCTTCGGGGGTGCCAAATGAGCTTGTTCGCTGGTGAGAAGGTTTATGATGACTCGAATTTCAAAGAGTTGGTAGGGGATGGTACGAGCGTAATTGCTAACGGGGAGCGAAGGTTGCTTTCCCGGATGGCTCCCCCCAAAGGGCACAATCCGGGTGGTTACTCAGCCGTGTGGGAAACTGCCTTTAAGAAGATTCCCCGCACTGAGTGGGATGCTCGGATCGAGGAGCAAATCAAGCTCAAGACGCGGATTAGCGACTATCAGCGTTATGCCCCGATGGATCAGGATGGATTACCAACCTGTTGGACGCAAGGGCCTTGTGGGGCGTTCATGGCTACCAGAGCTATTATGAACTTGCCTCATATCGACCTTTCCGGGTGTTCGTTGGCTGTCCCTATCAGCGGTGGGCATAGTGGTGGGTATGAAGGTGTGGCTCTCAAGTACCTTGTCGAGCATGGGGCTGTTTCCACGAAGTACTGGGGCAACAACGATACTAGTAAAGCCCTGATGAAGAATGAGAACTGTATCAAGGACCGTTTGAACCACAAGGCATTGGAAGTCTATCAGTGCAAAGACGACTTTGATGTGTGGGCCACGGCTTGCTTGCTCAGCCAAGCCGGTGCTTTTGCCTACGATTGGATGAGTCATGTAATGATGACATGTGACCTGGTTAAGATCGAAGGTAATTCCTATGGGTTAAGAATTCGCAACAGCTGGGGAAATTGGGGTGCCAAGAACGAAGCTGGATTCTTCGGCTATGCCGTCTATCGAGAAGGCAAGGGTACGCCTGATAGTGGTTTTGCACTTCGCCAAGTCACAGCCTCCCCGGTGTAACCATGAAACTGCATAACCTCTTATTGATGGTGCTAATCCTGCTCGTGGTGGGCTTCATCTTTAACCAGATGAACCAACCTGATGAGGTGGTGTTTGTGACACCTGTTGTGGCTCCTACACCCACGACGGATGTGGTTGTGTTGCCTACAGGAGATGTTCCCAAAGGCGCAATTGGGGCCGGAATCGCCTTGAGTGTGCTCCAAGCCTTGGGACTGAATAAAGAGGAAGCTCAAATTGAGATTCCCAAATCTCAACACATTCAAAAAGCTGCCAATGCTGCTATCGCTAGGTTCGTAGAAGTAATGAACGAAAAACCCGCTTCTTCTACCCCGGCAAAGAGTGTGGAAGTCTCGGTTCCCCCAGAGATTAGTCAGGTAGTGGGTGTTGCACCTGAGTTAGAAACCAAAGCTTCCCCACCCCCAGAAAAACAACTGAGTGCTGGTGAGACTGCTTACAACTCGGCTTTCCACGCTTGTGCTAAGAATGGGCATGGGTTGCTCGTCTTGGTAGGCGCAAGCTGGTGCCCACCTTGTCAGACAACTAAGGCTAACTTGCATGAGCTAGAGACTGCTGGTCAATTAGCAGACGTTGAGTTTGTCTATTTGGATGTAGATGAGTGTCGGGAGTTTGCCGAGAAGAACTTTCTCAAAGGACAACAAGTACCATTGCTCTGCTACTACAAACAGGGCCAAGGTGGCGTCTTCCACAATGGATTGCAGAGCAAAGCTGAGTTGACGGAACTCTTACACCCTACCGCAGTGATTGAACCCGAGAAGCCTGCCAGTACCAATTACAACAACTATGGTCGCCGTTCGTGGCGATATTGATGGTTATAAGCGTAAAACGAGAAGACACTAGGAGATATAGCATGGTCGATCCAGATTTTCCTCCCCTTAATGACCAGAAGATTGTCGAAAGCAGCCATCTTGGAAACATTGCTTATCGAACTCATCAGTTGGTTGATCTAGATAAGTTCCCACTGAGAGAAACATTCAACGCTCTCTCCCCAGTTCCAGAACAGATTATTGACTTAAAGGATGGTCGGGAATTGATGGTTCAAGAATGGAACCCAAGCGGCACAATAGACAATGCTGCTGGTCAATGTCCTGTAAGGATTAGAGGATACATCCGATTCAAGGAGAAACAAGATGGCTGATCCCATTCCAACTCCCGCCCCGGTTCCGGTAGTTCCCCAACCCACCCTAGATTCGATTTGGGTGCGTCTGGAGGCCCGCTTAGAGGCTTTGAAGGTCCCTATCTCCAAAGTCGAGCGAATGGCTATCGGAGCGGCTTGGAGGCTTATGCAAATCGCTATAGGCGAAGTAGTAGCCCTCTTGCAAGCCGAATTTGGGGACTTATCCAAGCCCGAGAAGAAAGCGGCGGCAATGACCATGCTGAGCAAGTTCTTCGATGTGGTTGTAGGGGTTATCCAAATTCCAGTGATTCCCCAAATGTTGGAGAACTGGATTGCCAGGTATATGAAAGCCCTGCTCATGTCCTTTGCTTCAGGGGCCATTGACGCGATGGTAACAACCTTCTGGAGTCAGGGTGTGTTTGTGAAGGAGGAACCTAAGGTATGAACGACGCTGAAGAGAAATCCCAGATTGTCAGTGAAGTTTATCGGATGGCCTCTTGGAGTGGCGACCCCAAAGACACGAGCCGTTTGCGCAAGCATCGAAAAGCGATTGAACTGGCAACTGAGACGGGTATCGATAAGTGGTTGCCGGATTATGAAGGCATGGAACCAGAAGTCGTCAAATGCCACTTGGCCGAGCGGATCAAGCCCATTGTATTGCAGAGGATGAAGGAACGTAAGCAAGACTATGGGTTCATCATGGTCATTACGATGGGGATGTTGTTTACCTGGATTCTCCAAGCGATCGTGGTTACAGCAGTAGCCGCTTTAGTTAATTGGTGGATTACTCGCAAATTAGAGAACGGCCAAAAGCTCTCCCGTCTGTGTGAATCCCATCGAATAGCAGAACAATGATTATCAAACAAACCACCAATTACGATACCTATGAGCAATGGCTCAGACTGTATACCAACCGAGAGAAGTACAAGATTCTCAACTTGTCCCATACTACGATTGGTTGGTTCTTTCCCACGACTTGGTATTACCTCAAAGTAGAAAGTTTACCCAAGCCTAAAGGTAGGCTGGAATTTCGTATCGGTCCTGTTTCTTCTCGTATCTAAGGAGTAAGTGCTATGTCCCTTGCATTGACCGCAACTCAGAAGGTTGGTATTGCTGTAAACCCCGTAGACGCTGCTGGCAATCCTGCCAAAGTGGATGGCGTACCAACTTGGGTTAGCTCGGATGAGAGTGTGATTACGTTGGAAGTAGCTACTGATGGTCTGGCTGCATCTGCTGTAACGACGGGTAAGCTCGGTGTGGCCCAAGTCCAAGTTAGTGCTGATGCTGACGTGGGGGCTGGGGTGGAAGCCATCGGTGGAGTGTTGGATATTGAAGTCCTCGGTGGCAAGGCCGTGGCTTTGAATGTGACGGCAGGCGTTCCAGAAGAGAAGTAAATTTCTCTTCCTTATTACTAGGCGAATGAGGCACCAAGAGTATGTCACATGACTGCGCACGATTGGATCGCTCTCGTTGGCCTTTCCTCGGCAATGGTATCGGCTGTGTTCGGGGCTTGTTGGCATCTCTCAGCAAAACTGACTCGTATGGAAACTCGAATCGGTATGTTGTGGGATAACAACAGCTCTGACCACAAGCTGATTTGGAATGAACTACGAACTCACCGAAAACAACTCTCAGATCATCACGAAGAATTGATTCGACTCAGGGCCAAATTGGAGAATAGCGACTAATGGTAGACACAATTGATGAACCACATGGCAAGCCTAAAGGTTTAGCTATCGTTGGTACTGTTTTAGTGTGCTTAGGTATCGGTTGGATCATGCACTGGGGTAAGCAAGCAATTGTAGACCAACCTAAGTCTGCTATCCAAATCTCACACATCGAAATTAAAGACAGTGATTGGATTGAGTATGGTGGTGAAACCAGCCTAATGAATACACCAGTCTTTTGGGAACCGACTGATAATATGAGAGTTGTCCGCGAGGGCCATGAATTCAGGTGGCTGGTGAATCCCAAGGGTGAACTACTTTACAAGCAGATTAAATAACCCAATTCTCAAGGAGCTAGAACTATGAGAAGAAACTTTGGCAAGAAGCTGCTGGGCGAGTATCTCGAAGAGCGCAGGGTGTTATCTGCTGCGGTAGGGGACGCTAGTGTCTTGGAAGGCAATTCAGGTACACAATTGATGGTGTTTCCCATTACGCTCAGCGCTCCCGCTGCTTCTAACACGAAGATCAATTGGCATACTACGGGTGGGACGGCCAATTGGCAAAATGACTATCTAGGCAACTTAGGATCGGTCACGATTCCCCAAGGTAAAACACAAGCTCTGGTTACGATTGGTGTCAAAGGAGATATGGTTGTTGAACAAGATGAGCAGTTCTACTTGGATATTTCTGCTGCTCGGGGAATCCTCATCACTGATAGTCGCGGTGCCGGCACAATTAAAAATGATGACGGGGTGGTTGTTGACCCACCTCCAGTAGACAACCCGATTATTTCCGTGGGAAATGCAACTGCTGTTGAGGGTGGCAATACGACCACAGGTTCTTCCAGCACGGCTTTGCATACGAGCGGAAATAAGATTCTGGATAGTCAGAATCGAGTCATTGACCTGAATGCAATTGCTATCTATGGAGCTGAAACACCTAGCGGAATGCCATCGAACATTAACCAGAAGATGGATCAAGCCAAATCTCAAGGGTTCAACACGATCCGCTTGCCTTACTCTTCCCAATTCCTGACCAGCTCAGCCAACATGACCAAGTTGGATAATGCCATCAATTACGCAGGTCAAATTGGGATGCGGGTGATTCTTGACCATCATCGCTCCAATAATGGGGAATCCGCCCAAGAATCAGGGTTGTGGTACGACGGTTCTTACACCGAGCAGGGTTGGGTCAATGATTGGTCAATGTTAGCAGCAAGGTACAAAAACTCACCTGCCGTAATCGGGGCTGACTTGCATAACGAACCTCATGGCCAAGCCTCCTGGTCGAGTTGGAAGACCGCTGCTCAAAAGGCCGGTAATGCTGTACTAGCCCAAGCCCCAAATTGGCTGATCATTGTAGAAGGGGTAGGGTCAGTCCAAGATAGCTGGTGGGGCGGTGACCTAACCCAAGCTGGGAATAATCCAATTGTGCTCAACATCGCTAATCGACTTGTTTATAGTCCCCATGATTACGGGCCGGACGAGTTTGCCATTGGTCCCTTCAATTCGTCGGCGTTCCCCAACAACATGCCTGCCTATTGGGACAAGATGTGGGGCTACTTGGAAAAGCAGAACATCGCACCGATTTGGGTTGGTGAATTCGGCACGCTCAATACCTCGGGCAAGTCCGGTCAATGGCTCAACGCGCTCGTGAGCTACATGGACACCAACGACGTCGATTGGTCCTGGTGGCCGCTTGATAACAATACGCAGATTTCCAGCTCAACCAAGAATCTGCTAAGTCCTGTTCCATTGCCTGCCCTAAGTGGAGGTAGCTCAGGAACCACCCCAGCCGGTCAACTAGCCTTTGCGATTACCCTCTCGGCCCCTTCCACACAACAAGTGGTTGTGCATTATGCCACGGCTAACGGAACAGCTACGGGTGGAGATTATGTAGCAACCAGTGGGGACGTAACTTTTGCTGCTGGGCAAACTAGCAAGACGGTAAATGTCTTGGCTATTGGTGACACGACGAACGAAACCAATGAAACATTTACCCTTGTTCTCACCAACCCCGTCAATGGGCAGTTAGGGAATGCAATCGGTAATGGAACTATCACCAACGACGATTAAGAAAGCTGGTGTCAGATGGCTAAGTCAATTGGAATGATTCTGCTTTGCTTGTACTTGATCCTGGTAGGTATCCTTGCCGTAACCAACATTACCGTAGCCTTTGCTGGGGTAATCGTCGGTTGCTTGGCGATTGCTGCTGGGGTGTTTTTGTTGTTAGGAAAATAGACAACAGATAGAGACGAGTAAAGCATGACAGAAACTGACAATCAATCAGGGGAAACGACCCTTGAGCCAGAGATTACTCATAGGGAACCTATTTGTGATTTAGGGCAGGTAGAGGCGATCTATCTCAAGATCGTGGAAGCTTCGCCGGATGCTAAGATTGTCATCAATGAAGATGGCAGAGTAATTGTCTTTAATGTACAAGCTGAACTAATGTTTGGTTACGATCGACAGGAAGTGTTGGGACAAGAGATTGAGATGTTGATTCCTAATCAGCTTCGAGAAAAACATATTGACCATCGAACAGGGTTCTTTAATGCCCCTGGAACTCGGGAGATGGGAACCGGGCAAGTCCTAGAAGGGCTCCATCGGAATGGGACCAACTTTCAAATCCAAATCAAATTAGCACCAATGGTTATTCCTAAAACAGGGGTGCATGTGTTAGCAGTTGTAAGGCGGGTAAAGAATTGACGTTGACTGGAGAACAAATTGCAATTGTTTGTACGATCTTGGGAACATTTATCTCCGTTGGTGGGATGCTCACCTTTGTTATAGCCAAGTTTAGTCGGATGGAGGTGCGGGTAGAGACGATGTGGGACTTCCTGATGCGGAGGGCAGTTTCCGAAGCGATCCAAAAGGGAATTGCAACCCTGAACTCGCCCGTAGAAATTTCAAACGATGCCAAATTATGGATGAAGGAATTATCGAATGAGTTACGCAGGTTTTACCAAAGGATCGGTAGGCAACTATCAGATCGAGAACTCGCTTTGGAAATCGAGAGGCGATATGGGGATCAAATCCTTAAGCAAGTTTGTATCCCAAATGGGTTGTTTCAAGGTGTATGTTTGCTGATTGCGGTAGCAGTAGCCAAAGAAGAACCTGTTGATTTGGAGAGTCTTGTTGCTGAGGTTAATAAAACAACCGCGTTTGAAGGTAAGAAATAGGCGGGAGCTTCGGTGGGTTCCGCCTCGTTGGGGGCCACTGGCTTCTATCAAGGGGCCAGTGGTTTTAATAAGGAATAAGTAATGGGTGTTGGTAACTATCCTCCGGTAACAAGTGTTGCTGGCAAGACCGATGACGTAACTCTCAACAAGGGTGACGTAGGTCTAGGAAATGTAGACAATGTGGCGGATTCTTCCAAACCCGTCAGTACTGCCCAAGCTACAGCTGACGCCCTAGTGGCCTCCAATGCTTCCACGGCACTTGCAACCCATACTGGTAACACCTCGAATCCACACAGCGTTACTAAGACACAAGTGGGATTAGGCAGCGCCGATAATACTTCGGATGTTGGAAAGCCTGTCAGTACAGCCCAACAAACCGCCCTTGATCTCAAAGCCAACCTAGCCTCTCCTACGTTTACCGGAACTCCAGCAGCCCCGACTCTTACATCCTCGGATAGTTCCACCAAGTTAGCCACGACTGCCTTTGTTCATACGTACGCCGATAGTCTAGTGGTGGGATTGCTCGATGATCGTGGTAGCTACGATGCTTCGGTGAATACATTTCCAGCATCCGGTGGGAGCGGGACAAGTGGAGCAATCCTCAAAGGTGATTTGTGGTTTATCAGCGTTGCTGGAACATTGGGAGGAGTTGGCGTTACTATCGGCAGTTCAATTCGAGCTATCGCTGATACACCAGGACAAACGGCTGGTAATTGGGCACTTATTCCTGCTACCTACAGCTATGTTCCAGAGAATGTTGCCAACAAGGCAACCTCATTCGTTACGCTCAACAACACGCTCTACCCTAGCGTCCAAGCGGTCAGTGCTTATGTTGCGGCAGGATTCCAGCCGTTAGACGCTGAACTCTCAGCACTCGGCGGACTAACTTCAGCAGCAAATAAACTCCCTTATTTCACGGGAAGTGGAACTGCTGCTTTAGCGGACTTTTCGGCTTTTGGTCGCACGCTAGTTGACGATGCCGACGCAGCAGCAGCGCGCACAACCCTTGCCGCTTATCCCTCGGCTACATGTGTGGTCGTTCACAAAGACGGCACCTCTACCGCCTACGACGCAGCTGCGGATACAGACACAGCAAGGGGGACAGTGTTAATTTCGGCTAAGAATGCTGCCGCATCCGGCGACATAATTTACCTGAATTCCATCGCTGAAGTTGTGGACTCCAACCTAGCGAAGAATGGTATCGACTGGTGGCTGTCATCAAATGCCGAGATTAAGCGAACTGGCACTAGCCTTACCACAGCATTATTTGATGATGCCGGCAGCGCAATCTCGTTCAAGATTGGCGGATTTGGAAAACTAAGCAATGAGGGAAGTGCATCTGGCCTTTTGAATCACGGCGGTCAAGTTTTCAGAATCGAGAATTCAAGCACGGTAATCAGGTGCAATTGCCGCAGCATGTACTCCGCGAATTCAGGCGCCATCTTCCAAAAAGAAGGTGATACGATCTTCGAATGTCAAGAGATACTGACGAACTTATCAACTGGTGATTGGGGGGTTTATTGGGAACGTGGCCCCATGTTTATTTCATGCCAGCGGATTATCGTCCGTGGAATTGGTTTATATGCGGTTGGAACATCCAGTAGTGAAAGTGGCTTTATCTGGGTAAACGCCGACGAGGTCAGCTCTGCAAATGGAGATGCGGTTAGTGTTGGTGGTACCGGTGTCTGCCGTGCTTGGATTGAAGCAAAATATATTGTCGGCGGATCAGAGGGAACGGGAATTAGTATTTACGGAACTTCTGGCGCAACTAAAGCCTATTTGAAGGCTGATAAGGTCGAGTCGATTGCGTCAAGCGGCCCTGTGGTTCAGATCAGAAACCAATTTGGGAGCAACAACCTGGAGGCATGGCTGACGATTCAGAAGATTACAGGGAATACTGAAGACTCTCCCCTTTTGCTGCTTGGCGGCGGATCTCCAACAACGCATCTTGACATTGATCACTTCGAGGATTTGGGCGGAGCGATGCCAGTTGTTTCTTGTTCTAGCGGAACGCATTTTCTCACGACGCTCAGCTTGTCCGCACTAACGAACGATGCCGTTTCGGTATCAGGCGGAACACTGAATCTCATGTCTGGGGCGATTTCAACACCGCTCGGAAAAAACGACTTAGTGCAGAGTGGAGGTTCGTTGAATGTCAGTGCTGTTGTAAAGTACGATCCCGCAAAAACCAGTGGCACGATCACTAAATCGCCAATCTTCGGCACCACTCCAAGCACCTTTGGCTTAGCACGCCTCGCTGACTCCGATGCAGCTGCGCAAAAAACTGCTCTCAGTCTTGTTGGGGTTATTACCGGTAACGGAACATTAGCCACCGGTGGATTTACACTGACAGTTGGAGCTACGGCAAGTATCAGCGGCACCAACACCGGCGATCAAACCGGCATTGTAGGAATTACAGGCACCTTAGCTCAATTTAATACTGCTTGTACGGACGCTGACTTCCTTTCAGTAGCTAGTGCTGCTTCTACCTATCAGCCATTAGACAGTGATCTTACAACGCTTGCCGGCCTGACAGCCACTACCGATAACTTCATAGTCTCCGTTTCTAGCGCTTGGGCGAGTCGCACGCCTGCTCAGGTAAGAACTACTTTGGGGCTAGTTATTGGGACGAATGTTCAGGCATATGATGCTGATCTAGATTTATGGGCTGCTACTACACCCCCTTCCAGCTACGCCGTTGGTGATTTAATCTATGCCAGTGCGGCTAATACACTTGCCAAGCTTGCTGATGTTGCCGTGGGTTCTTACCTTCGCAGCGGTGGCGTAACGACTGCCCCACTCTGGAGCACACTCAAGTTACCGAATTCAGCGACAGCTACCTACATCCCATACGCTACCTCAACAAACACTTGGGGCGAGTCAGCCAGTTTTTACTACTCTAGCAATGTCCTCCATGTTGACGGTACAGGTGGCGGTCTACAGGTCAATGTTAGAAATGCCAACAATCCAACTGGCAGTGGTGAGCAAGCTGGGATGGATTTTGGGTTTAGTGACTCACGCCGGGTTACCTTTGCCTGTGCTTCCAATAGTGGCATTGGTACTCAGTGGAATGGGAGAGCTTACTTTTTCTCGATTGGGTCTCCTAACGGCTTGGCATTTCTTACCAACGCTAGTACAGAGAACATAACATTTGCGCCTAATTCAACTGACCGAATGACTGTGCAGGCGTCTACGGGGAATGTTGGGATTGGAACCACTGGCCCAAACGCCGTCGCGCTTCTGCAATTAGATTCGACTACCAAGGGATTTTTACCACCACGAGTAACAACCACGCAAAAAAATGCTATCAGTACCCCACCAGAAGGTTTAGTGGTTTACGACAGTACTCTTCATAAGCTTTGCGTATTTACTGGAACTGTTTGGGAAAGCGTAACGAGCCTCTAATATGTTGACCACGATTATTACCGCCCCTTCTGGCAAGGACTTGTACGAAACCAGGGAACGCCCTTCGGATGGCTACCTTTGGAACGACACTACCAATACGGGCGGTCCTGGTTGGCAGGTTGCTCCAGACGAAGCTGATACTAAGATTACCTTAACTGCCGGAACCGGAATCTATGCAGGAAAGTATCTAGGCGTTAATACTGGCAATCATGGGGATGTAGCTGATGGAGTTACGAGTTATATCCACGACAACGGAGCTAGTGGGATTGTCCGGTTGACCCTACGTTCCAAGCGACTCGTAGCGGGAGCAGAGATTAGTGATGGAGTGCTAAGCTCCAATGGATTAGATAACTTGTCAGGAGATGTTCCTGACGGAGTAGCAACTACCGTTCTCGGAAAGCTGATGCAAGTTTGGGGAGCCTTCTTCTATCGGCATAAGAAAGATGCCACGACGATCAAAACTTATCGAGCCGATGGAACCACGGTTAATACCACACAAACTTATACCTCGGTGACTGGCGTGGATGATGTAGGAGCCGCTAGTTGATTTCCTTAGTTTCGATTACTGATTGGTTGAACTACCCATTCGTGTTGGGTGCGACTACGACGCTACCAACAAGATCTTGTCTTAATGCTAGTGACAGTTTAGTAACGATAGCTTCAACCTCCAATCGTCTAGCCTATGCCTGCTCTACAGAAGATCGAGTTGTAACCCAATTAACCCCTAGCGACGAAGCGTGTTGACCATGAGTTGTACTGCTAGCTCATTTAATTCCTATCCGATGGGATCACTTGTCACAGTTACTGGCGTGTTTACCAACCCTAAAAATAATGACGCCAAAATAGACCCAGACATAGTACATATCACTTACGAAGACCCAGAAGGTACAGAAACCACGAAAACTTACGGGGATGATGTAGAGGTTGTGAAGGACGCTACCGGGGAGTACCATTTTAACATTGATGGGAGCTTAGTGGGTATCTATTACTATCGCTGGTGGAGCACGGGGACTGGCCAAGCTGCCGTGGAAAATCAGTTTAATGTAGAACAAGCGAGGGCAGCATGAACCTAGAAGGCAGCAGAGGACTGATTACCCAACTCTCGGCACTAGAGCAAAAGGCCCTAATCGAAGCTAATGCCTCAGTAGTCGTGGGATTTACACAAAATTATGGAATTTTCGTCCATGAGAACCTTGATGCTAAACACGCCCCCGGTAAGCAAGCCAAGTTCCTAGAAGCTCCCGCGAGGTACTTACAAGCCGATTTAGGGAAGATAGCTAGCTCCGTTACCAAGCAAACGGGGAGCATCCTCCAAGGATTGCTCGTAGCGGGCCTCCGCTTGCTCCGAGAAGCCCAATCGATCGTTCCGGTAGATACTTCCGCCCTCCGTGCTAGCGGCTTCGTAGCGACGGAGGGGAACGCTACAGCGGCAGCCGAAAAAGCCTACGGAATCTCCCAACAAATTAAAGCCTTGCACAAGAAACGTAAATGAGCCACTTCCTACGCCACCCCCCGTCCAAGATCATTCGCCAATTGTTGGTGGACTATGATCTTTGCACTGACCCGGACGATGGCGTAGGCCCGTGGCCATGTTATGTGGGGTTCTTAGCAGACAAGCCTGATAGTGCCTTGGCAATTTACGATACGCAAGGCCCGATTCAAGGTAGAACACACACCGATGGGGAGGTTCAAGGCCCTTTTGGATTACAAGTCAAAGTTCGCTCGGATGATAACGGGGATGGGTATCTCAAAGCCAAGAACGTCCTCCGTTGCTTTGACGAGTTTGTACTCAGGGATACAGTAGTAATTGGAACGACTTCTTATCTTGTCCAAGCCATTACGAGAACCAGCGATGTGATTTCGATGGGCGCAGAAGCTCCCACGAGTCGGAGAAGACTGTTCTCAGCAAATGCAGTAGCGACAATTACTTTGTTAGTAGATGGTGAAACTGGAACCGGCACATAACCTTTTTAGGAGATTTTTATGCCTCTTTCGACGACAGCTCGTTCGACCCCAGGTGGTATCAAACTCAAGGATGGCTACTCGACCAAGATTGCTTCGGCCATGGACCCGGATGTGTCCTTTTGGGAAAAGACGGTGCAGCCCCCAGGGTTGGATGGCGGGGAAATGATTCCCCAGACAACCATGTTCAATACAACCTGGAGAACTTTTGAGCCTCGCGCTTTGGTGACTGCTACGGATATGCAAGTGGTGGTAGCCTATGATCCAGCGGTACTAACGCAAATTTTGGCGTTGTTGAACGTCCCACACTCTTGGACGATCCATTACCCGGACGGTTCGACAGAGAACTGGTACTTGGCTCTGCGTCAATTCCAACGGGCTCCGCTCGTGGAAGGTACGCAACCGGAAGCCACGATTACTATGTCCCCGACGAACCAAGACCCAACTTCCGGTGTGGAAACAGGTCCAGCTGGAACTTACGCCCCTGGAACTTAATCTCCGTCTATTCTCTTCCCCCGATAGCCGTTACGTGCAGGTTCGCTTGCCTACATGGGCGGCTTAGGGGCTATTTATTCCTTTAGGAGCTAGTTCTATGTTCGACTTCGATAAAGACCTGCAACCAAGGTCCATGCCGGTCAAGTACAAGAGTGTGCAATACACCTTGGACGAGGCTGGGGAATCAGCAGCAGTGGAGTGGCGAAATGGTAACATGGCTGCTTCAACTTATGTGGATGGTAAGTATGCTGGGATGAGAAATTTAGCCGGGGTGGAACCTCAGCTAGTCTCGCGTTGCCTACGAATCACGGAAACCAACGCTGCAGTTCCTTTGGGGGTAATTTGTAATTGGCCAGCTCGGTTAGTCAATCAACTCTACCAGTGGGTTCTCGATAACTCGGACATGAACGAGAAAAACGAACCACTACTTAGGGATGGTAAGTCAGCGTTAGAAGAAGCCCTGCTACGAGAAGAGTGTCCGATTGGGTTAGTGGAATTCCGGACTTACCTGCGAACTCTGACTGATCCTCGGTTCAAAGAACTCAATGACATGTTGAGCGATGAGGACTTAATAAAAAACGTGCCAGGGGATACTACGACTACTACTACCTTGCCACCAAGCTGAACAAGCACTTACATGAAGTGTTTGGCTGGCCGGGGCCAATAACCCATCGTCAGTATGTCGGTTGGCAACATTGGTTAGAACACTGGTATCCCAAAGAAACTGCTCCCAAGCCTCCTAGTGCAGAGCATATTAAGAACCTGACTGCAATCTCCAAGGCCAGTTGGCAACAACGCTTAGGTAAACCAAATGTCAAATGAGTTGGAACTGCAGAAGTTGATCGTGCGTTTGCAGGGTGATAATTCCAATTATCGCCAGATGCTGCAAGACTCTCGTAGGCAGACGGAGGAAGCTGAGCGGCAGGTTGATAAATCCACGGAGTCGATGCGTAACTCATGGAAGAGTACCGGGGATGCCGTCGAGACAGCCACGAGAGTAGCCGTAGGAAGCTACGGAGCTTATCGGATTGCTATCAGTGGCGTAATTCCCAAGGCAATTGACTTAACTGCTAGAACGATCGGTATTGGAGCAGGAGCATTTACTGCTGCTGGTGGCTTGCTCAAGATGGGGTCAGCACTTGGCCAAATTGGGTTGGGTATTGGGGCTGCCTATGTGACCTACAAGGGGTTAGGGCTGATCGTAGATACTACCACCTCAATGATGGGGAAGCTCATCACGGAGTTTGATCGAAGTTCTGCCAAAACGATTGCCCTGGCTAAAGACACCGAAACCCTCACCCAAAAGTATCGGGAGCAAATCAAGGTACTGGGAGATGTAGCAGAAGAACAAGAGATTTACAACCAGAAGCGGAAGATAGACGCCAACTCCCAAGAAATGTCACAGATGAGTGGTTGGAGTGCTCGCTATGAACAAGTTAAGCGCAACATCAGGGAGATTCGCGGTGAGTGGGATGCTTTCATGGGTGATAAGCATCGAAATTCAACTGAGACTGAAGACGAATTTCAGGTCAGGAAGAACCAAGCTGACAGGGAGAACAAGCGAGCTTGGCGTATTCCTGGAACTGCTCCTAAAAATTCTAGTGTTGCTACCCGCCCAGAAAAAGATTTACTAAGCCGCGAGACGTTTAATAGCATCTTTGGTGGTCCAACCTTTTTTCAAGAGTTGGACAAGCAACGCCAGCCATTCAATCCACTTATTGATCGGAAGAGTGATGTTAGATCATCAGGAGCTAAAGATGAGGCGGCTATTGCAAGAGAACGGATGCAAGCCGAGTTGCAACGAGCAGAACAAGCCCGCAAGAACATCCAACTACTCGATGAAGAGTTAGGAACACAGCGAAAGATTAGGGAAGAAGAGGCTCAACAAACTCTCCAAAAGCAGACTAGTATTGATGAAGCGGCTAAAATTCTCCGCGAAAAAGCCGCTAGACAGGATTTGGAGGATGTTGAAAAATCGGAACTTCAAGTTTTTGAAGCTGCCCAACGCTCCTACGATCGTGCCCACAACAAGAAGATGGAGCAGCTGCAATTGGAACTCTCGATGCAAGGGAGAACCAATGACGAGCTAGAACGAGCTAGGCGTATTCAAGGTGGTGATCGACCAAGCACAGTTGATTCCGAGATGGCGATTGAGAAACAGATCAAGAACCTTCAAGAATACTCTGCTGCTGAAAAGCAAGCTGGTGCCGATGCTGTAGCTAGAGCTACCCAACTCCGTGAAGCAGCTGAGAGGTATGAAGAAGAAACAACTGCTATCCAAAGCTCGATTCACCAAATCCAAGAGCGGGAGAAGCTGATTCAACAAGGCTTGACTAGTGAGCAAGCCATGACGATAATTCTCGAACGTGAGAAGCTGGCTTTGGAAGGATTAACTGCTGAGCAGATTAAGAATCTCCAAGCTAGAAGAATGGCTCAACAGCAGTTAATTAACAACCAAGAGGAGAATCGAAGAGCCGCCGAAGAAGATAAAGCAGAGGAGGAGCAAAAAGAAGCCAACATTGGGGCTTATATCAAGCAACTTCAAGAAGAGGCTGGTGCTCTTAATAGGGTTGCTGAAGCTAGGGCGGCTGCTATGAAATTACCGGCCGGGCCAGAACGTGATAAAGCCCTCGATAGGCTAGGAGAGGCTAATGATGACCATGCCCATGGTATGGATGATGCTGGTCCAGTAGACAAAGCTACAGTCAAGGCGTTAAAAGACAGCAACAGGGCTCTTAAGGAACATGAAGACGCTTTACGTAGAGGCAGACAACTGACTGATGAGATGGCTACTCCGCAAGAAAAGTACAACAAGAAGCTGAAGGAACTTAATGAGTTGCTAAAAGAGAACGGAGCAGAGTTTCAACAAACGTATGACCGAGCCAAGAAAGTTCTCGACAAGGAACTTAAGGACAGTCAAACAAAGGTTAGTATCCAAGTTGAATTTGACCCTATCGCACTCCACGCTGGTAGTGAAGCGTATTACCGTTGGCTAGGGCAAGTGGTTCAACAACAACAAAACATCGTCGGTAAAAATCCGATCAAGCCTTCGCTATCTGGAATGGCTCGCAAGAACACTACCCAAGATAAGCGAGCTAGGTTTGCACAGAATAGAAATGAAGACAAGCTTAAAGTAGCTATCCATACGATGCAAAGAAAGGGGCAAATTCCTTCGATTAAGGAAATGTTAGCCCGGGATAAGGCCAACAAAAGGTTTGATAAAACTATCTTTGACTTTGACAGAAAAACAGACGTAGAAGCAAAGACCCCAGGCCCGCCTCGTAGCCCGAATAATCCCCCTAATATAGAAGCTTCTAACAACAAAGAGTTGCTAACTGAGATGAAAGCCTTCTTAGCCCAAATTGCTGAATCTACTCGGCAACAAGCCAGCAAAGATGGCGTTGTTCTCGAAACCTTGGGGAGCACTAACTAATGTCAGCAGCAGTTGAGGGTGGCCCTGTTTCTTGGGGCATGTCAACGGATGGTATCGGGCATCGCACCTACAAGGTTCGTTGGCAGGTAGGAACCACCAATAAGTTAGATGGACCATTCGCCGTATTTAACGCAGCTGGGCTCCCCTTGGTTGGCTCTGCTTGGTCAGGGATTGCCAACGATGTAGACCTGTGGGCCTTCTGTTCGCCTAAGATGAACGTCTCATCTAAGATCAACGATGGTGATCCTTGCAAGAAATGGTGGGTGGATCAGGAATTCACCACACTCCCCTTCCGTCGTTGCCAAGACACTCAAATTGAAGACCCGCTCTCCGAACCGCAAAGCATCAGTGGTAGCTTCGTCAAGTACACAGCCCTAGTCGGAGTAGATTACAACAACAAGCGGATTAAGAGTAGCAGCCATGAAACTATTCTTGTTGAGAAGGATGCTAACCGCCCCACAGTCATCATCGGGCAGAATGTCTTGAACCTTGGCTTGGATGTGTTCAGCGGGATGATCGACCATGTGAACGACTCTGGCTTGTGGGGACTAGGTGCAAGGTGTGTAAAACTCAGCAATGTGGTGTATGAACGTAAACTGTACGGCATTTGCACGTACTACTACACCCGCCGGTTTGACTTTGATATCCGTTACAACACGTTCGATGATGCTGATATTCCTGACCGTGGATTCAATGTCTTACGCGGAGATTGGGGCAAGGCACTCCTGGGCCAAGACCCACATGTCTGGTATCCGATTGCTACCGATGCCACCAACCCCAACAATTTCGAGGTGTTCAAGGACGAAAAGGGAGCAAGGTTTCCCGTACAAACTGCCTTGGATGGTTTAGGCAATCCCTCCCTTACGCCAGAGTCCCCTACGTTCCTGCCAACGGTTAAGAAATATCCCGAAGCTAACCTCTACGATCTTGACATTCCCAGTTCCCTTTAGGTGGATCATGGCCCGCGAAGCAACTGTCCAAACCCAATTGCGTGTGCGTATAGGAAACATTAACTACGTCAGTAATCCATCCAACTTCCAAGCTACCGTAACTGGTATCAATGGTCCCTGCCCTGGTGCTTTTGCAGCTACCTTGGAAGGCACCGATGTCAACTTCAGTGAGCTTACCCAACCTGGGTTGGGGATCATTAAGAACATTGACTCCACTAACTTTGTCACAGTAGGGATTTGGGATGGAGTGGATTTCTTTCCGCTTATGGAGTTACTACCAGGAGAATTCTTTCCGATTAGGTTCTCGCGGTATCTCACCCAAGAGTTTATGACAGGTACTGGAACTACTGGCGGTGGTAACACTGTCCGCATTAAGGCTGATACTGCTCCAGCCAAAGTCGTCGTAGAAGCATTTGAAGCCTAACTTTCACTCATAGGAGCTAGCTATGAATGAGGAATTACAGGGACCGCCTCCCCCTCTACCGGAAGAAAAACTTTTTCCTCTACAACCTGCTCTTACCAACAAAGACAGGATCACTTGCAGCTTTAGTTTCAACTATGAGCATTTAGGGGAACAACCCACTACGATCCATGCTATTGCTCATGCTTATCCACAACCGTTGGAACAACCCTACGAGCGGAGGTTGGTGGCCAAAGAAGAATGGCAACCCCTCGATTTTGGGTGGTTCGCTCCCGACCAAATCGGCTATCTCATCCTTACGAATAATGAGGGCAAGGGTCGCCAAGTTCAACCGACCGATACGGAGAGAGCTGATTGTGAGAAGCGGGTAGTGGAAATTAGTTGCGAAGTACCGACGGGAGATAACAGTCGCTTCCCCCTCAAAATCCTAGTGTTTCCAGGTTGGCCTCAGCTCATCCGAGTGAGCAACCCTGCCCAACTCCAAATTCGTTGCCAACACGAATCGGCCAAGTGCCACCTCTACGTTTTCCCCAAGTAGTTCCATGTCTAAGACAGTAGTTGCCCTGACCCCTGAAGACGGTCGCTTACTCCAGAAGATTCTGGCGGAGTATCGTGCTCGTCCCCAGAATCAGCCGTTGCCTAACATTGATCCTCTCCAACATGGGGAATCCAGCGATTGTTATGTAGCAGCGATTCCAGAAGCTGGTCTACCTGCTGCTACTGTTTTCACAGGCACGTTGATTCCAGGCAAGGTGATCTGCAATGTCTACCAACTCTCTGATTTAGGGATGGCTGGGTCAGGTGAGTTACCAGTTCCAGACTTTTCGATTGTAGTGTACAACACCTCCACGACGGCAATTAGTCAGGGTTATCGACCAATCATTCGAGACAAGTTTGGGGATTGGTATGCAACGGTAGGTAGCGGTGGAAGTTCTGGGATCGTATTTCGCTTATTGGAGAACATGCACCTAACGGTAGGCACAGGCGGGGCGAGTGGTTACTTTGCCGAAGCGCAAGTTAATAACTATTGGGGTACCCTACCCACGGATATTGATGCTGGAACTGGTACCCAAGTTATTGTCTATGACCAAGATGGGCTTTTCCGACATGCACTAATGGGCGCTTACGGAATTGCAATCCTCGATACCACTTTGAATGTTTATCGAGTTATTGAGTGCGAATCCTCAGCAGGCTTAATCTTAGTTGAGTTGGATGAGGGATTTACTGCTCATTATGCAGAGGGCCATTTACTCGATGCCGTTGGTTCCCAACAAGATACCCAAATCCCAGGAGAACCATTAGGTACACATGTTGTGCTAGTGGTGTTTGACCAATCCAACTTCTTTATCAACTCCAAAGCTGGCGATAAACTCTACTGCCTATATGACAATAAATCTGATGTGTACATTGCATTACAAGGCACTGGTCCTGCTCAATGGATTGTGATTTCCACGATGAATGGGGCTACTGGAACTGGGGGCTATCTAGATGAAGTGCTTGATTATGGTGGTTCCGAGCTAGATATTACCGAACCGGAAGAACCTGATATTCAAGACCCATTGGGGCTTTTGGAAGATGCTTATCACTCCACAACTTGTGATGCCCCTGACGGATTAAAGGCAGTAGCCTTTTTCGATAGTGCTACCAGACAATATCTTGTTTTTAATGTAGCAGAGCATGGAGCTACTCAAGAAATAGAAATTCTTGACCCCAGTGGCCCTATTAGTGGTACAGGTAGCAGTGCCGGATTTACCATCTCGCTTAAAACTAAAAAGATCGACGTGTACAAGGGGCGTATCCTCTGCTACAAAGCCGGTCGCACCATTACCAAAACTTTCGCTTGGAGCCCAACTACAGATACCTTTGTTAAAACTGTTACGGGCGGTGGTTGTGACGAGGTTAGTGGAACAACTGGTACAGCTTGGACTGGCTTAACTGTAGGTGTGAGCTAGACATGGGAACTTTTAACCTAGGTCCGCCATGCGATCAATGCTGTTGCTACCCACTAACTAGTTGTAGCGATGGAAGTATTCTATGGACAATTTCAGATATGTCTGCTCATGTTGGCGCAGTTGTGAGAATCGCCGGCATTTGTTACGGGGTTGGAGCTAGGGAACTTAGCCCAGAGAATTGTGAGGTAGCTGAAGAAGTTTCTATTTCGGAAGTGCTAGAAGACTGTAGTGATTGTTTTACGTTAGCTACTTGCGATATTTGTTCCACCGGGTCAGTCCCCAATAAAGCAATTGTAACAGTTTCTGGAATTGCCGATCGACTCTGTGAGTGTTCCGTCCTCAACCGTTCTTACGAGCTACCAGATTTCAACTATGATCCCCTTACTCCCGCTTGTGCTTGGTCGCTGATTGATGAAGTCGAAATTTGCGGGAAAACTTGTGATCTATTTGTCCAATTTAGCTTGGGAGGTAGTACATTCTCTGGGATTGTTGAGGTAGACGAAAGAGATACCGGATTTCAATGGGTTGGTGTTTGGGAAGGGGATATTACAACTCCACTAGATTGTACAACCTTGCCAGGAACTCTTATTCCTTGGAAAGAAGAACAAGGATCAAGCGATCCTCACAGACAGTGCAATGGTGTATCCGGGCCAGCAACCTTTAGATTTGCTGGGTTTATATGATAAAGACAACGCAAAAGTTAGTCGGAACTTTGCTTCCAACTGGAAATTATCGTTTTGAATGCCCTGTATGCAGGATTTCTTATTCCCTCAAAGTATCCGAGTCATGCCTCACACATACTTGCTTTACAAGTCCAAACTTTGAAGAGACTGACAAACCAAACATTCTAGTTAAAGGAATTAGATACTCAAAAGCAAATGCTAAGTGGATGTTAGCCGGAATGCCAAATCGCAGTCCTGAACTCGTAGAGAAAATCCTACTTTTAATATGCAAAGGGTGTGAACATTTTAGAGACTCGGTTACTCCAACTTGTGGGATTTGTGGCTGCCATCTAAGGGAAAAAATAGCAATGGCTACAGAAGAATGTCCTATTGGCAAGTGGAAAGCAGAAGTATGATCTGGGCAACGGCTGTGACCACTGTTCCTTCTCGGTTCGGGGATTTACTCCCCAAGACCCTGGAATCCTTGGCCAAGGCAGGGTTTGAGAATCCTCACTTGTTTATAGACGGAGAAATCAAAGACGTCGTTCCAGAATACCTCCACCCATATACCAAGACTTTTAGGTTTGCCCGGCTAAGAACCTTTGGCAATTGGGTTATGGCCGCTTGGGAACTCTACCTCAGGAATCCCAAGGCTGACAGATTTGTGATATTTCAAGATGACCTTGAAGCTTGTACTAACCTCAAAGAGTATCTTGAGAAGTGTGAGTATCCTGCCAAGGGCTACTTAAATCTTCTTTGCTTTCCAGAGAATGAGAAGCCCAAAAAAGGTTGGTACTTATCCAACCAAGATGGTAAGGGAGCAGTAGGTTTAGTATTCTCCAATGAAGCCCTGAGAACCTTGTTAGCCCAGCCCCACATGGTCAACCGCCCCTTGGATGCCAAACGAGGGCATTGTTCAATCGATGGCGGGATAGTAACAGCCATGAAAGACGCGGGTTGGTTTGAGTACGTGCATAATCCGAGCTTGATCCAACATACGGGGAACGGGAATAGCTCGATGGGCCACGCTCCCTTTCCAATTGCTAGCACCTATTTAGGGGCCGAATTCGACGCCCTAACGCTCTTGGAACCTAGGGCGGCTAATATCCCGAAATCTCCTAGCTCGCGTCCTACGAAGCGTATAGGGCTTGTAGGATATCATTGCAACACCGGGCTCGGGGAACTCAACCGCCAAATCGCGACTTATGCCGAAATTGATAAGTGGCTAGTCAAGCCTCACAATCACGAACCGATGAAGAATCCCCTGCCTTTGGTGGATACTTGGGTTTGCCCAGAAGGCGCAATGACTAAGCTGACGAAGTTTCTCCAAGGGATGGACACAGTATTATTTTGTGAAACCCCTTACTACAACCACCTAATCCCCTTGGCTAAGTCGCAGAACAAACGGGTCGTTTGTGTGCCGATGATGGAATGGATGCCAGCTGGGGCCAAGGGATGGCCCACAGAGGTTGATCTTTTTATCTGCCCTACCAAACACTGCTACGACCAATTTGCCCATGTCGTTCCGTGCGTGTACTTTCCTTGGCCCGTCGATGTAGAACGCTTCCAATTCAAACCTAGGGCTACATGCAACAAGTTTCTGTTCTTAGCTGGGCATGGTGGCTTCAATGGGCGCAAGGGAATGCAAGTTATCCAAGACGCCCTCAAGATTTGGCCAGAGTTTCCCTTAGTCTCACACACGCAACAAGCAGAAAACAAGATTGCCGAGAACAGCGATTTGTACAATGAGGGGGATGTTCTTATCTGTCCTCACTCCGTCGATGGCCTAGGCTTGGAACCAATGGAAGCTATGTCTTGTGGGATGCCAGTGATTACCACGGATGGGCAACCTTGGAATGAAATCCCCTCGATAGCCAAGCTTCCCGCCAAGATTGAACAACGCAAGGTAAAGCGGCCAGTGGATTGGTACTTACCTGATCCTCAAGCTTTGGTGGATATTTGCAAGGGACTGTTAGGCAAACCAATCCTCCAAGAGAGTCAAGCAGCTAGGGAATGGGCCGAGTCGAGAAGCTGGAATAAACATGCTGAACAATTTACTGAACTCGTAAGGAATGGTGTAGCGTGCTAAAGCAAGCGAATAAGAAACTTCTGGTACTACCTCGTTATGGTTGGTTGCCAGAGATTAAGTATGTGCAGATACAGACGCATAGTCGCTGTAATGCCTCGTGTCTATTTTGCCCCTGGATTGAGTCTGACCACCATGCCAATCCCGGTAAGATGACCGATGAAACTTGGCAATTGATACTCAGGAATTTAGTCCCATTTAGCGGCACCATTAACAATGGGAAAATGATTCCATATTTAATGCAAGAGCCTCTCATCGATAAAACCATCTTTCAGAAGATCAATGATATTTACAGGTACTTTCCAAAGACGTGCGTCGAGGTTAGTACCAATGGTACGGCTTTAACCGAATCGGTTGTTACTAAGCTATTCGAGTGCTTCTCGGGTAAAAGACATGACCTATGGGTAAGTCATCATGGCATTGATAAACAGACGTTTGAGCACATTATGGAGTTGGACTACGAAAAGTCTTTGGAGAACCTGATTTATCTGATAAAGGCTTCTAATAGTAAGTTCATCATCAAAATTAGGGGTGCTGGAACTAGTTTTGACAAGAAACACGTGTATTTCAGTCGAGAGCAATACCTGGAATACTGGAAGAAGCTAACCGTAGACCACCAGCTTAATATGGATAACGTCAGTATTGATGCCTTCCACTTTCACGATAGGGCGGGGACTCTACACAGAAGCGAGCGGGGCGCTAATCAGCTCAACATGGGTGTGGTTAGAAAGATCGACCCAGAACACCCTTTCCACTGCCCTAGAATTGACGAGTGGTTACACTTTGGTTGGGATGGAGCAATTAGGCTGTGTTGCATGGATTATCATAAAGAGGTGATTCTTCCAAACATTAAAGACACATCACTGCTGGAGTATTTTCATGGCCCCGTTTATCGCGATCTCGTAGAAAAAGTATCTGGCAGAAAGAAATGTGAAGATGGTTTTATCTGCCTTCGCTGTCACACTCCGGGGGGTTGAATGCTACAAATTGATTTAGGTTGTGGAACCAATAAGCGCGAGGGTTTCCTCGGTGTGGATATGTGGCCAGCTAATGAGCCAGATATCCTCTCAGATATCCGTACCAGAATTGTGGAACTAGAATCAGGTTGTGCTGATTATGTGCTATGCAGCCACGTCTTAGAGCATCTTGGCGTGGAAGAGTGGCGACAGGTCTTGCAAGAGATTGGTAGGCTATTAATGCCCACTGGGAAGTTTGAGTTACGGATGCCACACCCTTCCCATGATGACTCGATGATCCACGGCCATATCCACGTGATGACCCCACACTTTTGGCGGTCTGTTCGTGATCAGGGTTGGACTGCCAAAGATGGTCTTGTGATTGAAAGAATTGAGGAAGTTCCCAACCCTGCTTGTCTGGAATTCTGCCGTAACTCAGTGGACTTTGAGTTGTGGGCACCTTTCTTGCGGAATGCTTACCGAGAGACGGTTGTCAAGGGAGTCAAGCAATGAGTGAGGGACTTACCAGGCATAAAGAACTCAATGGTGGGGCTCCTCCCAATTGGCGCAGCATCCTCCCCAATCCCAAACAGGTAGAGCAAGATCAGGAAGCCAGCCCCCCTAAGCTCTACGCGATTGTCTCGTCTTGGTACGACGCTGACATTATCGAAGCTAATATCAAGAACTGTTTTGCCCAAGGTGCTTCCAGAGTCTTCCTCTTGGATAATACCAGTCCTGATAACACGATTGAACTTGCCCAAAAGGCGGGGGCGATCTTAGCCAAGGAATATAAGACAGAGGTGTACGATGAGGATTTGCGTATCCACCTCCAGAACGAGCTGATCTTATCTGAAACTACACTGAGGCAAGAATCTGATCTTTGGTGGATGGTATTGGATAGTGATGAATTCCCTACTGGTAAGGATGGAAGAACGATCATCGAAACCATCAGGGGATTACCACCCGAGATTAGGATGGTGGGTTGTGACTCGGTGGATTTATACCCTACCAAGGATCAACACTACACTGCCGGTCATCCTGCTTTATGTATGACGCATGGGGTATGGCGACGTGGGGGCATGATTGAGGGAACTAATTGCGGCCACTGGAAGCATCCATTGATTAGGCTCTTGAATGGACAAAGGGATATTGCCCACAATCGCGGTAATCATACAGTAACTGTTCCTAATGATTCCCCGCTCAAACAAACCGGCTCCCCTATTCTCCAGGAGAGACTGACTAAACATTCCATCTTCGAGCCTCACTTCGATATTACCTTGTTCCACGCCCCGATACGATCCAGGGAAGCGGCTCAGCGTCGTTTAGAAGCCCTGTGTTCTACCCAGAGAAATAAATGGGACGATCAGGTAACGAAGAACCAAGGCGCAATCAAGCGTTGGGAATCCTTGAATGCCATCTTCGAGGAACGCTGGGAAGACGTAGAACTCCCCCACACGCAGATGTATGGCCGATCTATCAGGGGCCTTGCTCTCTACCCTTGGCAAGTGTTATTGCCCAACCTCAAACGGGAGTATTTGTGCGAGGCATTGTAGTCAGCGTTCAATTTGATGATCTTCTTGCTGTAACCCTCCATAGAAACATCTGTCACTTGGAGGAATGCCTTGTCGTTACTAGCCCCCAAGATTTGAGAACGCAAGAGTTGGTCAAGACTATCCCCCATGCTCGTTGTTATGTAACTGATGCTTTTTATCGCAGCGGAGCGGCGTTTAATAAGGGGTGTGCCTTGCAAGAAGGTCTGACTGAGCTAGGTCAATCAGGTTGGATACTGATCTGGGATGCCGATATCCTCTTCCCTAACCCAATGAACTTACCCAAGTTGGAGATTGGCAAACTATACTCCCCACGGCGTAGAATCCTCAGTGACCCTACTCGCTGGCATCATGGTTTCGATTGGGAGTTAGCCGTTCCCAGTCACGATAAAGCTTTCCAAGGTTACTTCCAACTGTTCCATGCCGATGATCCCGTACTAACCAACAAGCTTTGGTATAGCCCGATGTTCAATCATGCGGGTGGGGCTGATGGGCTATTCCAATCGAAGTGGAAAGAGCAAGACAAGATTAGGCCCTTGTTCGATGTGCTGCACCTAGGTCCACGCGACCGCGATTGGCACGGGCGCATAAGTCCTAGACTCGATGGAGAACTAATCGAGGGGGCAGAGGAAAGGCAAGTACAGATGCAAGCCTTTCACGATTACAAGGGTTGGAACAAAGAGCGGAGGAAGATTAAGAATGCCTATCAAGAGCATATAGAAACAACAAAGCCCAGCTAATCATTACAACTAGCTGGGCTTATTCTTCTAATGGCTTTCACCCTATCCGTCTTATTTACACACTAACCAAACTGACTCTCATAAAAACTCCTGGGGTTAATGGAACACCAAATTTAGGTGACTGCCCTTATCGGGCACGTGGCCTTAGACTCCCGCAATTATAACCGATCCTCAAGCCTTTGAAATAGCCACCACCCCGAGCCATTCAACGCTATTCGCTAGCTCCGGTAGCGTCTGCCGGGGTGGTGGCTTCTAATAGTCGCTTACGTTCTTTTTCCATAGCAACGGCACATTCGTAGGCTCTCGCTGCTACCCATTTAGGTTCAACATCAGATATTTGGTAAGTCCAAGCAGCTAAGAGACCATTCATTGCTTCCCGAGCAATCGCATTGAAGTTGATGTAATCACTGTCAATGTACTCTCGGCAAGCGATACTCCTAGCGTCAAGCTTGAGCTTAAATTCCGGGCAATAGACATTGGCATAAATCCCAACCGCCTCTTGGATATACTCCGACATTTGCTCAACATCAACTCCGTCTGGCATCTGCAGGGTTACTAAAAAGCTCTTATACATCGCTCACTCCTTGGGTTAGGGTTTCAAACACAACACTGATTCCTTTGTAGCCTAGCTGAGCAGCGTGGGTTCTGGCTTCGGCGTAGCTCTCTATCTCTACAAGTTGCTCCCCATGCACGGGAGGGTCTCGGTAGGCAATTCGCCCTGCCCAAATATCCCTAAAGACGATTAGCGGGCCTTCGTGACGGAATAGGATGGGCTTGGGCATAGAATCCTCGATTTAAGGGCACCCACTTGCACGGTAATGCGTTTGGATTATCGGTACGTGATTCTAGACGTTAGGGCTTACAACGCGGCCACGGCGATCCTAGGCGGTTGTATGGGGTGCTTCCCAAACTACCTAGATTAACGCTAATCGTATTGCCTCTCGGTTTCTTCAAATGCCTTGGCTGTTTTCTCCATCCCAATCAGATTGAGAAAATCAACCAAAATCCCATCGGCACGTGAATGGTCTGCTTCGGCATCTCCCGAACGGCATCTGGCAACGATACGTTTGGAAAACTCCGTATCCCAATTAGCGATCGTTTGCATCATCATCGTTTACTCCATGTTAAGTTTGTCACGTAACTTCTGACCACGGCCATCAGCATAAGCTCGCCCATTGGCTTCGATCCGATCCCCCGGAATCTTGACCAACGTAGGAGCAGTGAAGGTATCTCCGTTATCGAGGATGAAGACATACTCCTGCAACTTACGTTTAATGTCCACAACCACATCGCCCTTGCCCTTGCGTGGAGTAAATGGTGGTTTATCACCATAGGCTAGGAGCAAGTTGGAGTAAGGGCTAGGTTCCTGGGGCTTGCTGATCGGGGGTGGAGTTGGTTTCTTCTTGGAGATTGGCTTGGGCATTGTTTAGCTCACAAAAATAAGTTCTTGGATACTTCTGGTAATTGCCACATACATTAGATTTTGGTTCTCGGCCTTGCCTTGAGCAGTCTTTGTCATGGGGTGATTTACTTCTGCCCCCTTGGGTTGCAAGAGGAAAACACGAGATGCCTCTTTCCCTTTTGCGCGATGTATGGAACTTAGGAGAATCCCGCCGCTCGTGGTGTCAGAGAATATCCGGGTAATCTTGTCAACCACATCTTGTACGCTCTGAGCATCCTCACAAAACGTACAAAGACAATCATGCCTGTCACCTAGGTTGATGGTCTTCTGTTCTCGGGGGTTACGCTTGGCCTGTTCCTTGAGCGTCTCAGCACGTAGCCAATCATCGAGCTTGGCAACCATGTCAACGATGGAACTAGCTTTCATCTTCTCGATGGTCTTGATAAGCCCCTGGCCAATGTCACGACCCTGGATCGAAGCTTTCCTACCAGATTTCAATAGTTTGAAACACTCGGAAACTAGCGGTGCGTTAATTCTGCACAGCACTAAATCCCCATCCTTAACTAACTCTCTGTAGCAGCCTAAATTTTCCATAGTTCGTTTTCCTCATTCCACCCGAAAATTCCAACAACATGCTTGGTTACGGGCTGCACTAAGCATGTTGCTAATCCCAAACTGACCAACTTCCAAATAAGAGTTCTGGCTCCAAACCTACTTTGGTATTGCATGACTTCTACCACCTCACTAACAGTAAACTCCCTTTCTCCGATTCGGCTCTTCAAAATAATCCCTTGTCTAATAAGACATTTTCTCCAGCCTTGTTTCAATGCAATAGAAAGTTTCGTTTTGAATCCTGGTGCTAAAACAGCTTTCTTCATTCCCGCTATTCTTTTATCTCTCGTTGACTTGTTTTTCCAAGAATCTTTTTGGAGCCTAGAAACTTTTTCTTGGTATTCAGGTAAACTCAAAGTTGCTAGCCGTTTAGCCCTTACTTCGGGTTTGTTCTGAACTTCTTTTGCTTTTCTAGATGCCTTCCTTCTAGCTTCCGGGTCTTGGAATCTTTTCTTGGCCTTTGTTGAGAGAATAGCTCTAAGTTCTGGGTTCTTCATCGCCCCTTATTGTCCCAGCGGATAATTTAGCTCTGACTTCTGGGCGGTTCATTTTCTCCTTGGAGATTATGGAAAATTTGGCACAAACCTCTGGTGATAATTTGGTGCCCAATCTACTGCCGGCTCTTGGGCAGATGTTGTAGCCAAACTTAGAGTTGGATGAGTTGTACAAGTCTATGTATTGCTGCTCAATCTCTATGCAAAGGCTGGGACAACATCCGGTAATAACCATAAATTGAAATGCCTTCTCGCCGTACTTATTCCAAGCGTTTTGTAGGTACCGATTAGCATGTGTTTTACTTTTAAGCCTAAGCTTATGATCCGCTAATCGCCCTTTGAAACACCTAGCAGCACTGCCAATGTATCTTTTTCCGTTAATCGTATTAAGAATACAATAAACGCCAGATTTCCAACCCTTGGGAGAAGGCATAGAAGTTACTCCACCAGTAACCCCACAAAATTAGATATAAGGCAGGTCAGTGTGGTGCTGACTCTTCGACTGGCCGGTCTAGCCTTACATCTAATTGTATCTTGTTAGTTCATCCGTGCATAGCTGACTTTTCCTTCCCCGTTATTCGGATGCCATTCAAAATTCGGAACAATCTTCTTAGCTTCCTCAACAATGGCTCTCCCACAACGGCGAGTGACAGTCAAGGGTAGAACTCGACAACCCCTCCCTTCACTTCCTTTACCGGCACATTGCTCACAAACTGCCCCAAGAATAGTTCCAGCCCCATCACAAGCACGACAGTAGTCTAACAAAATATCGTACATTCGCTCCATACTGCCAGAGTCAGCGCCAACCCAACCATAAATAGCTTGCCGACTGTCGCCTACAAGTATCAAGCGTTTACCGGCCTTGAGAGCGAGTTGTTGTTGTACTTTAGCTAAATCCTGAACCTCATCCACCAGTAGTAAGTCGTATTGTTGCACCGAAAGATTAAGAACAACCGGGAGCCACACCATATCAGCAAAGTCGATACAACGATCCTTGGCAACGTCCTTGCAGCGTTCCAAGACCTGGGGAACTAGGTCGAAGATTTCAGCACTAGAACCGTTGCAATCCACGTCGTAGTAATCTGCCAAGTTAGCAAGAGTTTCCGGCCATACGATTTGACAGTTGTAATTGGCATAATCCAATCGCTCGATTCCGGTTTTAGGTCGCTCAAAGCCTGTCAAAGTCTGCTTGCACAACCCTACCAATTCTTCCACAGCTTTAATCATCGTGAACTTGTCTTTGCGCAAATCCCGAATATCCTTGCCGAGTAGTTCGCTGATAATGTCTTGTACTCGGTACTGATTGACTTGGACCTTACCAAAGGCCGCTTGAACCGCCTTGAATCCCATCGAGTGCATGGTCTGGGCGATACAACCGGGAGGAACACGTTGCTGAAGTTCTGTTGCAATGCTCTTGTTGAAGGCGCAAAAGCACACAGACTTAGCTTTCCCCTTGCTCAAGAGGATCGAATCCCAAATTTCTTGCTGTTGTGGGCTCGGTATGATCGAGGGGGGCATATCAAACAGTAGTTTGATGCCCTCGATAATTGTGGTACTTTTTCCGGTTCCTGCGAGCGCTTGGACGATCAGGTGGGGGGCATCATCCAACTCTGACTTGTGCTTGGCTAGTTTGTCGGCCAACTTGGACGGGGGAATCGCTTTGGTCTTCTTACTTGGCATTGGTTCTCTCCTGTTGGATACGTTGGGCTTCGTCGGGGGTAATCTCGTACTCAAATCCAAACTCCCGTCCTTCGCGGGTGAATGTCTGCTTCTTGGTAGACTTGATCTTGCCCTTGCGCAACAAGGCTCTGACTTGTTGGTGACTGAGGGCAAGGTAGGTGGCTAGCTCGGTGGGTTTCATTCGAGCACCAAATGCTTAGCCCATCGTCTGGTCCATGGGGTTTCTTCGACACCGTCATCCCAAATCACGACAAAATGGCCCTCAGAGTTTCTTCTGAGTGTACCAATAGCGCCGTCTCGTGGGTAACGTACTCGTTGACCCTCCATCGCTCTTTGGAATTGTTGTTCAAGTAGAAGTGCTTTATTTGCCATACTGACTTCCTGCTCATTAGGGTAATTGATCTTCCGGCTTGCGCCTCACAGTAAACAATTATACCCAATCCGGCCCTTATAAGCTACCCTACGTTCGGGTGGGTACATAAAAATACCCCGCAAGCTCTCGAAAGAACCTGCGGGGTATTAGTTACTTCGATCACTGGGTTGTGTACTTAACCCGAATGTCCTTGTTCTTCATAATCGCCCGATAAAGAACTTGCGGCGGTGATTGAAAAACCATGTATCCACGAATCAAGTGTTGGTTGCGGTAGCGAATCAGCCAAGCGATAGTTCGCTTTAGGAACGACTTATCGTCCGTTCCTTTACCAACGTAGATGCAAGCTCGCCTTGCGATACCCACGGTGGATAAAGAAAACCCACGACTGCAAATCTGCTTGAGTAAGACTTTGCCAATTATCTCTTCGACGGATTCAAACCGCCGATCTGCTTTCTTAGTAACCGCGTCGGGGTTTTGTAGATACACGGTTAGGTTATCGTTACCAGACAACTTGAGATTATTGGCGTTTACTTCGGCATAAGCCAGTTCGCGGGATTCAACGCTTACGACGATCACGGGGATAGTATCCCAACCTAGCTTTTGACAGGCAGCTATTCTTCGATGCCCATCAATAACTTCCATTTCTTTGGTAACGGCTATTGGATAAACCAAGCCGATCTTTTCAATGGATTTCTCCAACTGCGTAAGGCTCCCACCAGCTTTACTCCGCTTTGGCGGGTTGTAACCAGCCTTAACAAGCGACTTAATTGGGGTATTTTTCACTTGCATCACAAACTCCTTAAAAGAAAGAACTGAAACAACACCTAACGCACGTCGATTCCACCGAGGTGAGGAACTTCTACCAGGGTTTTGCCATCGTCACCGTCATGGTACTTGGGCATAATCCCTGCCAACGTCACCTTCTTGTTGCTTGTCCAGACGTTCCACGTATTGATGAGGATCGTGGTACGTTCGTCGATCGAGCCACCTAGGCCGTGGTCATAGTCCCGAACTTGGGCGACGGCTTGGGTCACAGCCTCGAATTCCTTGGAACGACCGGCGAGCATTACCCAGAATTCACTGGATTTATCCCACATGGTCATATCGAGGAGTTTCTCGGAAGGGGTATCGACCTCACCATAGCCATCCTTGGTTTCTCGCTCCCGTTCGGTAAGGCAAGCGGCTTGGAGGTACATCAGAGCGGCGGCATACCCCGGAGAAAGAAACTGATTGATCTTGCCATCGGTCCCATTTTCTTCATAGATGTGCTTAACCGCTTCCAAGAGCTTGGGGTGACGTTTCACGAAGTCGATGCTCTCAGCATGGGTTTGCCGGGGTGCAAAAGCATTCGCTTTATCGGCCCCCGTACGATGCCAAAGCATCTTCAGGGCAAACTTGGCCAACTTAGCCAGGGGTTTGCGCTGCTTGGGGTGGAACTTGGCGAAGAACTCGCTACGGTAGAAAACGTCTGCCATATCGCGAGGTTTGCCCGTATCAATGGTGTTAACCACCTTATCGGTTTCGTCGATACCCACAACCACGAGCCCGGTAATCGTGGGTTCGGTCTTCCAAACCTCTTTGTATTGTCCCGGTTTAGCCGCCCACATCTCGGCAGCTAGAACTAAGGCAATCAAACGGTTCTGCCCGCTAAGGACAAACCCTGTCTTGCCAATGATGATGGTTTCTCCGTTGAGTTGGTAATTCCCCCGGAGAATCTCTTGCCAAAGCATTTCCACCATTGGCCACACGATCGGTCGATTCGTCTGGTTGTTGGCACACCAAACCCGCCTACGTGTCTCTTCGTTGCCCCTCGTATGGAAAGCACTGCCATATTCCTTTCCGTCGAATTTGACATGCTCCGTCTCTTCCCGCCATTCGAGTAGTTTTTTAGCATCGGCTACCGTGAGTGGACTACTCGGGGTACAAATCTTAAGTTCAATTGCGGGGTACAGAATCTTTCTCGGTTCCTTGGAACTCGCTAATTTCTTGACCGGCTTTGCCTCCGCTGAACCGTTTCTTTCTTCGCTCTTCTCGGGCGACGTACTCTTGGACGTAGGGGTCAACGGTTTCTGCTGCTTGTCCTTCTTGGGTGTTGTCGGTTTCGTTAATAGTTTCGGCATTCTGGGTTAGCTCCTTATGCAATTGAAGTTGACGGTATCCAAAGTATTCCGGTCGATCCAACTTGGTTAAGAGTTGGAACTCCTTGAGGTTTCGCTTCCAAGCAGTCCTTACCACAAATTCTCCTTTGTCACTAAAGGTTGACCACCCAAGAACGGCTGGGCAGTAGTTACCGGAATGTCAAATTCAGCCTCCAAGAGTCTACGCTTGGGGGGCTTAGCCGAAATAGATAGGTCGCTTTCATAAACGACCCCATCGGCGGTGCAATCGCACCCTAGATCGAAGTGACTTGCTCCCAAGTCCCTAGCAGAAATAATTCTTACCATCTTGCGCCTCCGTGCGAGTTAAAGGGCTGTTGAACATGACTAGCTCCTAGTTAGGGGTTTCAAACTTCCGCGTCTTCATCTTCCTCCATTGATTGTTCAGTGTTAAGTTCCGATAAGGCGTTTTCCAAATCTTGCAATTCTTTGTTTAGTTCGCTCAACTCTTCTTCCATGTCTGATAGCTCATCTTTATCTTCGTCAAGCTCATCCTCCTTAATGGAGATTTCCCGGCCTAGTGATTGAAGCTCCGAATCCTTCTCTCCTATCTGTTCCCGTAGTTCTTCAATTTGTCCCTCCGTATCTTCTACATCTGAGTCAATCTCATCGCGGGTTCGCATGGCAGGGTTCTCCTTAAGGATAGGGTTAATTCCTAATTGAATTACCACTATAAGGAAATACCGGAAAGAGTAAAGCCCGGTTTAAGAAGATTTAGAAAGGGTATGTCTGACACTTCCCTCTGTAAAGTAGTAGATAACTACTACTATAACAACACTCTCCCGTAGTCTAATATAATATAAGTCTAGTGGAATAGCTAGTGGCTAAGGGAATAATTATTTGAGGGCGGTATCGAGCCTATTTTCCTCGGGGTTTTTCGAGACCCCCTTGCGCCGGCAGGGTCAACGCACCAGAGGTTACTACTGATGACCCTATGTTTTCGGGATCGTCCGGTTTAGCCTTATTCCGCAGGAAGTGAACCGCTCCCGCCGTTTACCGGGTATATTGACGCTATAAGGAAATGGAGGAAATTCTATGCAACCGAAAGTCGATTTACACTTCCCTTGGCGGGAGGATGTTTTGAGTGATGGAAGTACGACATGTATCAGAGATGCAACTGGATTGGCAATCATTCCACCGTTTCATTTCTTACTGCCAAATCTCCGCGCAATTCTCAAAATATGCCTCGCTATCCCAGAACTTATTGCTGCTTGCCAAGCGGCGGTTAAATATGATGCAAGTATTTATGGCAAGGCTGCTAGAGGTGAAGTCACCATAGCAGAAGGTATGGGGATTGCTCAAGCAGATGACTTAGACGATCTGTATCTTGATTGGATTACCAAATCCAGAGCAGCTTTAACCAAAGCAGGATTTGAATAATGACACAAGCGCAAGCAAATGAACTACCTTTAGGGTTGTACCGAATCCACTGGAAAGATGGTGGTAGTAGCCTAGCAGCCGTGGGGTATAACTACAAAGGCAACCACTGGTTTGCTCCAACTAACTGGCTTGGTAACTCAGTTCCCAGTTATGAGTGGATACTGGTTGAATGTGTAATTCCAATTAAGGTGGATTAAATGAAACCCACAGAGATTGAAATCGGCAAATGTTACAAGCACACTATCATTGGCCCAACTTGGCCTCAAGCGATCGAAGGCAAGTACATTTGGTATCAGAACCTACTCGGAACAATGTGTCTCGGGTTGTCAGAATACTATGCTGAGGATGTTGAGGGTCCGATTACCCAAGTTGAGGTTCCTAATGCCTAAGAAAAAGCAAGATGTGGAAATTCCGGAAGAAATGAAGATCGTTACTGTTAAATGGTTGGCTGGACTCCGTCGTGCGGATGGTGGGTCATTGCATATGCTCTGTATTCGGTTAGTCGATGATAAGCCGCACTTAATGGCACCAAGACCTCCAACAAATGGAATTGAAGGACTACTCGACTATGTCGCCCCAAATCCAGCAACCAGAAAAGACGTAAGAATGTTACTGATAGCATTAGGCATTGTTTTTACTGAGGAGTATCCCTAATGCCGGTTAAGCGCGGGAGACGGGCCAAGTATCCCTGGGAATCTTGGTTAGGGAAGAAGGGAGACACCCAAGAATTTCGCAGGGATATACACTTCTTTTGTGAGCCCCATTCCTTTGCCATACAGGTCAGACAAGCTGCCAAGCGGGCTAGTGTTAGAGTCTCAGTAGGTATTGTTGGGGATCATGTAGGAATTACTAATTTGGGGAAAAGGAACTGACAATGACATGTAGCGAGCATTTTCGGAGTAAGATAGCAGAACTTTCCCATGAGCAACTGCTTGATTTTACGCTTATGATTTACTTTGCAGCAACCTTTAACGATGCTCTTGATGCTTTTCATCACGAAGTTATGGCTATAGGATTGTCCAAAAATCAAGCTAATGGAGAAAACACGATAAAACTTTTGGAAGAAATAGCCGACGATTGGCGAAGATTAAAGTTTGAACAACCAAACAATAATTGACATGAATTCCAACATACAAGCCTGTTCATGTTGTGGCAGACCTATCCGCCGGCAAATCAACGAGTCCTCAATGGGTGAAGTAGGTTGTAAAGCAGCGGCTAGGGTTCTACTGCTAGATGACAGAAAGAGAATTGTGGTTCCTAATGGGGGAAGAATGGGTAGGAATTAACCTGCTAGAAAGGGATGGATACCGTTTTGCCAAAACCAATCACTAAAGACCGCTTGTATCTAGGCATTGATCCAGGCGCCAATGGGGGTATTGCAGCAATTTATCCCAGTGGAATGTTTGATTTACGGGCCTCAATGCCTGAGACAGAGCTTGGGATTTGGTTTCTTATAAGTGGATTGAAAGACTCTAATGTTACAGCAGTTATTGAGTGGATTCATCCAGCTATTAAAGGAATTGGAAAATCTCCTATGTCTAAACTCTACGGTAGTTATATGGCCCTAAGAACAGCTTTAACTGCCGCTCAAATCCCCTTCGAGACAGTTCAAGCCTACAAATGGCAACAAGCAATGGGGATCAGTAATCGCAAGGCAGGTGAGGCTACTAACAAGTGGAAGGACCGACTGCGAGCAAAAGCCCAACAGTTATTCCCCCGAGAGGAAATCTGGAAAGAGACTCTCGGTAAACAACGAGCGGTCTGTGATGCAATGTTGATTGCCCTTTATTGCCAGCGTTTACATGAAGGGAAATTAGGATAATGGACTTACCTGACCTATCGAAGTTTGACCAAGATTTAGCAGCATTTGACCGAGTTTATGCTCTGGTTAAACTTGCTACAGATTGGTTGGAATCTACCACTGAAAAACATCGTACGTTGATGCGAGCTTTGCTAGAGGATAAGCAGGCGGAAATGTTAATCGACTCTCTAGCCGATGGGATGTTCAAGCGATGTGCTTTAATCCTGTGGCGAACAACTAAGCAATAAGGGAACCCAAGATGATTGACCTAGAAAAGACTGATGAATTTGCCTTTGAAGATACCCCGGATGAAGCAGTGGAAACGTGTTTGAAAGTTCTAAGAACAATCCGAGGCGGCATGATGAAGCACGATTTGGGGGCCTTTGCTGATGAGATAATCATCTTGTCCCATGCGCATCGAGTGGTCTCGGAACTTGTAGCAACTTGTCAGGAGTCGTAATGCCTAAACCAATTTCCAATAAGCTTGCTAAATTGTTCTCACCTTGGGACATGCACAAAATAAAATGGCGAGATTGTCAGCGGTGTGATTTGTGTAAGGGGCGTAATCACGTGGTGCTGCTCAAGGGTGTTATCCCGGCTTCTGTACTTATGTTGGGCGAAGCACCTGGACAAAGTGAGGATGTTATTGGACAGCCTTTTGTGGGGCCTGCCGGACGCTTGCTGCACAAGATTATCGAACGAGCAGTTGCTGCTAATGAGGGGGAACCAACCTTTGCATATAGCAATTTGATTGCATGTCTGCCAATGCAGCAAGGAGAAAAGGCTGCACAACCTCCCAAAGCCTCGATAGAAGCTTGCGCTCCTCGTGTGGTAGAATTGGTAGCTTTGACGAAACCTAAGTTGATTGTGTGTGTCGGAGAGCTAGCCTACAAATGGCTCCCCAAGATTCTTCAGGAACCCAAATATGCGTCTCATCACCCAAGCCCAGAATCTCAAACTGCAAGAACTGGACTTAGCAAGGAAGCAAGCCCTAAATCTAAAGCTGTACAACGCGGCAATCCTGTTGCTAAAGTTTCGCAGCTCTATCCTAAGATCATCACAATTCTGCACCCGGCAGCCATACTTCGCAGCGAACAAATCCAGCAATCTCTCGCCATAAAGCGTTGTATCATAACCCTAGCCGAAGCCTTTGGTGAACTATGACGTATGAACAGGGAAGTATAGTGATCTTAGCACTGGGAATGGTTATTGGGCTATTGTTTGTTATCAGCCACAAACTCAATAAGTGAGGTTTAGGAATGGCTAGCAGACGTTGGCAATATGAAAAGCTGGTGGAAGAAGCACAAACCACAGCCGAAGCGAAGTACAAGCGCAAGGTTAGGGTAACTTTTAATAGGGATCGTTGGTTGTGGCTTGTAACAGATATTATGGATCAGAAAGTATTAGAAGACGCTGAGAATCTACCGATGTTACTGAAATCCCTCCAAGCATAAAGAACAAGCACATGCCCAAACCTATTTACAAGACAGGAGTGTATGCAATACGGCATAAAATCTCGCTCAAAGTCTATGTAGGAAGTGCTGCTGTTTCTATCAAAAAGAGGTGGTACATACACAAATGTCTGTTAAGGAGGGATTTACATCACAATAAACACTTGCAGAGGGCTTGGTTAAAGTATGGTGAAGAAGCCTTTGAATTTATTGTTTTGGAAACTTGCCAAAAGAAAATGTGTGTTCCAAGAGAACAGGTTTGGATGGATAAACTAAGAGCCGCTGAACAAGATACTGGCTATAATAAATGCCCAACCGCTGGTAGTTGTTTAGGAGTAAAACTATCTGAGGAACATATTGCTAAATCGAAGAAAGGGAGAGCTTGGTATAGGCCCACAGAAGAAACCAAATTGCTTTGGTCTAAACAGAGAAAAGGCAATCTAACCGAAAAGCAATTAGAAGCGTTGAGGATGGGTCCAAAAGCTTCCGTCGGTAAGAAACGGTCTTTGGCTGTGTGTAAAAGTATCTCGATGAAAAATAAGGGCAGAAAGCGTAGCGAAGAAACTAAAAAGAAAATATCCCTGATAGTCAAGGCGCAATGGGATGCAAGAGAAGACAAAAGATTGTCTGACTCCCATAAGGCAGCCATCAAAAAGGCACTAAATACACCTGGATGTAAAGCGAAGATAGCGGAAGCAAGGAAAGAATCATGGAAAAGGAGGAGACAAAATGCCGAAACCAGTCATAAGAAATGCGGCTAAAAGACCAGTGTGGCAAGGCCCAGAAGTTGATGGCATTACGTTCAGCTTGCTCTCAAAATTTTTAGTTTGCAGGGAAAGATTCAGAATACAGACTATTGAGGGCCTTAAGCAAGCCGATGGCTGGAACCACAGAATTTTTTACGGGCAAATGTGGCATATTTGTGAAGAGAGCCATGCTGAGGAAGTTGCCGTTGGGGCTAGGGCAAGTAACAAGTGGCAAGGTAGATTAAAGATTTACTGCCAAGGGTTGTTCGATCAGTACAAATTAGCAGCAGATCAAATTAACCATTGGTACAACATCTGTCGTACCCAGTTCCCACATTACATGGACTTTTGGTCTAAGCACCCGGATGTTAAGGATCGAACACCAATCTTCCAAGAGAAGGTCTTCAAAGTTCCTTATAAATTACCGTCGGGGCGGACTGTCTATTTGAGAGGTAAGTGGGACAGCGTAGACCTGATTGGCAAGGGTAAGAATGTTGGGATATTTTTACAGGAAAATAAGTCAAAAGGCGATATTGATAAGCAGCAGATACAACGTCAGCTACACTTTGAATTGCAAACGCTCATCTATACCGTGGCGTTGGAAGAGTATACTAGAGAGAACGGGCCATTGAGTAAGGAGAGCGATGGTGTTCCGATTTGTGGGGTTAGATTCAATGCTGTTCGTCGCCCCTTGAGCGGTGGTAAGTTTACTATCCGTAAGCACCAAGCCACTGCTAAGAAGCCAGAGGAGACAGACGAAGAATTCTATGGTCGCTTGGATGGGATTATCAGAGAAGAATGCAAAGCCTCCATCAAAGAGAAGCGAGATAACTGGTTTTTTATGAGGTGGAAAATAAACCTCACGGCTGGGGATGTTGCTAAATTCAAGCAGAGGTGCTTAAATCCGATCTTGGAACAACTCTGTGATTGGTATGAGTACCTAGCCTCACAGAACTTCCAAGACCCTTGGATGGAAAACAATCACCAACATTTCATCATGCCCTTTGGTTGCTATTCTGCCTTACTAGATGGCGGTGCAACAGAATTAGACGAGCATTTAGAAACCGGTAGTACACTTGGCCTTCAACGAGTCACCAATCTTTTCCCAGAGCTACAAGATGCCTAAAGTTATCAAGCAGACTGCCCATGCCAAGAAACCCAACACTGGCAGCGTTCTCGATGAAGCCATTCCGATTGAGGAACTGGAAGATGAGTTTATCAAGCTGGTTATTTATGGGCAGAACAGGACGGGTAAAACTTGGCTAGCATGTCAGTTCCCGAAGCCTTTGTTGTTGGTATCTTTTGAGCCCAACAAGACCGGGGGAGCTAAGACTGTTGCCAAAGTTCCTGGCATTACCTTAATGCGCATTAAGACGATGGAAAAAGCCCTTCGACTAGCCCAGGAGCTTAAAGACGGGGAAATGGAATGGAATGGGATTACTTTCAAAACTGTAGTACTCGATTCTGCTACGAGCTACCAGGACATTATCCTCCAAGACATTCTTGACTTACCGGAAGTACCTGAGCAATTGAATTGGGGGATGGTCAGCCGCGATCAATACCGCCAACGCTCGGAACAAACCAAAGAAGCTTTGCGCCCGTTCCTCAATATGGATTGCCATACAGTCATTACGGCTAAGGAACGGGATCATAACCCACCGGATAAGGAAAAGCCCGAGATGTTGCGGGGGTTTCAATTGGAGTCCTACATCGCTTCGGACTTAGGGGGCCAAACGGTAGGTTGGTTGCATGACGCTTGTGATTACATCTGTCGGTTATACTTGGCAAAGGAAGTGCTTACGGAAACCAAGGAAGTGCCAATTCCCGGTAAGGCCGGTAAGACGAGGACTCTCACGACGAGCCGAGAAACGGGTAAAATAGTAAGAAGGCTCAGAACATTATATTCGCCCAACTATGCTGCCGGATTCCGTACGAGTACACCATCAGTAATACCGGAATACATTGAATCACCAACATTCGAGCTAATCAAAATGCTGATCGACGGAAAACCAATTCCAAATGGAAAACCCAAAGGCTAGGAGGACAAGATGCTGGTGCTTTCAAGACAACGTGATGAGTCGATTATGATTGGTGAGGATATTATCGTCATGGTTGTGGATATCAGAGGAGATAAGGTCAGATTGGGCTGCATAGCTCCTACTGATGTCCCCATTCATCGTGAGGAAGTGTACAAAGCGATTATCCGCCGTGGCAGCAAATCGACTAATCCGAGAACAACCAAGCGAACAGAAGAGGGGGAGCAAGCGAAGCAAATGCGGGCTTTATTTGATAAATGGTTGGTCAATTCAAACCATACCTCCATTATCAAGAATGATCCAGAGGGGTATATTCGCCACGAGATGTTTGCTGCCTTTCGAGCAGGGATTGGGCAACTGACACAACAAGAGTCGTAGTTCTGTATTTATCACTTAGGAGAATTTAGTTATGGCCAAGACGCAGAAAAGCAGCCTAGCTGCCAAGTTGGGAGAGAAAGGGCGCAAAGCGCATGAAGAGCATAAAGACGACCCAATCAAGCTGAGTGCTGGTGGGGATTTGCCAGCCGGTATCGAGGGTGGTGAAGCTCGCGTAGCATTATGCAAGTTCGACGAATACAAAAGCGGCCCCAATCAAGGTGAACAGTATTTCATGGCGTCTGCCATCGTGATTACCCCCAAGGAATACGCCGGGTTGCGTACCAGCATTGGGCCGATTCCGCTTTGTGATACAACGACGGCTGGTGGTAAAACGACTCCGTTTGCCGATCACTATGCAACCATGCTCAATGAGCTTAAGAAACTCCGTGGCAGTGAAGATGCCATTGAGTTTGATGAGTTGGAGGGGATTGCTGCCGAACTACAAGAAGAACAACCGGGCATTCGCTTCCGTACTTGGGCGTTTGATAGCCAAGTCATGGACAAGAGCAATGGCAAGTTCGTGGTCAAGCAAGGTAGCCGCACGTTGGGGAGCTATAAGACCGAAGGAGAAGCCAATAAAAAGCACCCGTATCTCGGTAAGGAATCCCGTGTTAACCATGATTGGCGGGGTCGTTGCGAGATCGAAACCGACGATAGCGACGATGGTGTTCAAGACAATTCCCAAGCGGCGGAAGAACCGGCGGAATCAGCAGCACCAGCTTGGGATGAGGACGAACTCAAGGGCTTGGCGACCAAAGCGGATAAGGGCGACAAGAAGGCGATTGCTGACTTATCCGAGAAGTGTGAAACCGCTGGGCTCGATGCTGAGTCCTATGATAAGTGGATAGACGTGGCCAATGCCTTGCTCGATGGTGTGACAAGCGCTGAGTCAGCCGGGGAAGAAGAATCGAGTGAAGAATCTTCCTCGGAGGAGTCCACGGAAGAAACCAGTGAAGAAGAATCCGTGGAAGATGAAACTCCCAAGGTCAAAGATATCTTCCGTTTCAAGCCGCTTGGCAAGGACAAGAAACGGGTTAAGAAGGCAGTCGAGTGTGAAGTGACTGCTGTCGATGAGGGGAATGAGACTGTCGTCCTCAAGAATTTGGAGGATGGTAAGACGATCTATAAGGGAGTTAAATTCGGATTATTGGAAGGCGATGAGAAATAAGGCATTGAGGCGCAAAAGCTGGTTCGACTCCAGCTCGGTGGCTGAGTTTCGGTAAGACGGGAACTGGGTTCGATTCCTAGTGATTGTGTCTCACTGGTAACAGAGGGACTAACTTTGGAAAGACAAAAGCCCCTAAGTTGGTCGGGTAAGAGCCAACATTTTTGAATTGGAAGTTGTGTAGTTCAATGGTAAAACACCCGACTGCAAACACGATAAGTTTCGTGGTGCTACTTTAATGGCAAATTCCCGAAGAAGACAAACTCGGTTGGGTAATACCTGGAGCCATTAAATGGAAGGCGATTACATCCCTACGGTCTTTTCAGGGGCGAAAGCTTGAAGTTGGCGAGACTTATCGTGGGTGAAAGTTATGGAGATGTGGGTTCGAGTCCCACCACAACTTTTATGTTTCCAATCGTTTACTTAATTTCGTTGCATTGGGATTACCTTTTCAAGTGTAATTGCTTGGAGGTAATTTGGTATCGAGTCAGTGTCCTCTGGTTGCCTACTCTCGGTAGGACGATTGGCAGGCAACCCCTAATCACGCGATTAGCTAGGTACGTGGCGGGTTATGCTTAGGCCAAGGGCAGTCTACCCGATCCTACGCGGAAGACTGTCCGTCAAGCCTCGTCCTTTACGCACAAGAACACGGCTTACCAGTCGTGCTGGGGAAGCTAACTAAGTCCAAACATTAACACGGTGTTAGCAAACAGACCCCGTAACCTTCCAGGGTGTATAGGTCAACCCTGGTCTTTTATTTAAGGTGTATTTATGGTCAGAGTTGATCTTCGCAAGGACAAGGAAGCTAAAATCTTTGCGAACCTAATTCGCAAGTGCGGTTGCGTCTGTGTTGGTTGTGGTTGGAGAGGATGGAGAATAATCCACTTTTCTATGGACCTTAGACTTAAAAACTTTGATCCAACGTCAGTGACAGGCGTTATTAAGGGCTTGCTATCACAACCAAGCTGTTGTCGCTGTGGCAATCAAGTTAGGTTTACCCACGTCAATAGACATGCCTAAGCCTATCAAGAAGCTCAAGCCATTGCGCCGCTCGGGAGACTGCGTGGCATGTTCGGGAACTGGCAAATCGAGTCGTGGTAGAACGTGTATTCCCTGTCGTGGAAGTGGTAAATGCCGAAACCAATAAGCAAGAAGCTTACCCCAAAACTTCTGTCAGTAGACACTGAATCGAGCGGCCTTGATCTTTACTTCGGTGCTCGGCCATTTCTGGTAACGACTTGCAATGAAGCAGGGTTAAATACCTTTTGGGAATGGCAACTCAATCCTCACGATCGCTCAGTTATCGCCCCCAAGTCAGAGCTATTGGAAATCAGGGACTTGATCTACGGGGCGGATCATCTGATTTTGCACAACGCGAAATTTGACGCTGGGATGCTCATCCATTTGTATGCTGATAATGAGCTGGATTTTGCTTGGCCTTGGGAGAAGGTACTCGACACACTCTTAGCTGCCCATCTTTTAGCTTCCAATGCTCCCCATAACTTAACTGACCTAGCCTTGGAATGGCTGGGGATCAATATCCAACCGTATGAGGATGCCTTAGAAAAGGCTACCAAGGCCGCTAGGGCGATTGCCGAGAAGAAGGGCTGGCGAATCGCTAAGAAGGGTTTGCCCGAGATGCCGAGCGCTAAGGAGAAGGTTTGGAAATTCGATTCCTATTTAGCCCGGTGCATCGCAATCGAGGATGGGTATGAGGCTGACCATCCTTGGCATGACGTGTGTAATATCTATGCCAATGCCGACAGTGCTGTGACATTGGCTTTGTTCAAGGTGCAAAAAGAAGAACTAGAACGGCGTGGATTGTGGAAGATTTACCAAGAGCGGTTGAAAGTATTACCGGTAGCCTATGCGATGGAAGAACGTGGAATTACTGTCAGTGGGTCTAGGGTAGATGAGTTGTTCGAGGATTACCGTGAAAGAAGCGGGATAGCTGAAAGAGTTTGTATAAACTTAGCCAAGGGCTATAATTATGATCTTAAGCTGCCTAAATCTGGAAATAACAAATCCCTGACAACCTTCATATTCGACGTATTAAAATTGGAAGTGGTCAACAGGACTGAGAATGGTGCCCCATCTCTCAATAAAGATACGATTGAACATTATCAAACATCCCTCAAGCCAAGAAGTAAGCCGCTTGCTTTCATAAACTCGCTTAGAAGCAAAAGGCAGATGGATACAGCCTGCGCTTATATGGATGGTTACAAACGGTTTTGGAAATATATCGAGGTTCGTCATGCCAATGACCCCACAGACAATGAAGAAAGTTTTAGTCAAGTTTCTGGCCAAGGTTCAGAAGACGGAAACATGCTGGATTTGGATAGCGGGGAAATTCAAGAACGGGTACGGACAATTTCACGTGGTGGGTCAAAACAAGGCCCATCGTGTGAGTTACCTGCTATTCAAGGGGACCATTCCCGAGGGCCTAATAGTAATGCACACCTGCGACAACCCAAGTTGTGTAAACCCGGATCACTTAGTATTGGGAACAAACAAAGACAACTCGGCAGATATGGTAGCCAAGAACAGACAAGCGACGGGGGACAGAAACGGATCGAGACTTTACCCGGAAAGGTTGCCGAGAGGGGAGATGCACTGGAGCCGATTCAAACCCGAAAGATTGGCCAGAGGGGATCGGAGCGGATCGAGAACACACCCGGAGAAAATAAGACGGGGAGCAGAGCACCCGCTGGTAATCAACCCAATGTTGGCAGCCAGGGGAGAAGCAGTAGCCAAGGCGAAACTAACAGAAGATCAGGTTCGGGAGATTCGTCAAATTTATGCAGCGGGGTTACTAAGCCAAGAGAAACTGGCTCTAAAATTTGGATTGGCCAGTCAGTCAACGATCGGTCAAATTATACACAGGAAGACTTGGAAACACGTAGTGTAGGTTGGTATAAGCTTCATCCTAACTTGAATTGCGTTGGCACGGCAACCCTTCGCTGGTCTTCCTCGAATCCGAACGAGCAGAACATTAGCAAGAAAGAAAACTTCAATCTTCGTTATTGTTTTGGACCCACGCCAGATAAAGAGTGGGTATCCATTGATTACGATAATTTAGAGCTTCGCCTGCCGGCCTATGAAAGTGGTGAGCAGGTAATGATTGAAATTTTTGAGAAGCCAGATGAGCCACCATTTTTTGGTAGTTACCACTTGATGAACGCGAGTATTATTTACCCAGAGTTATTCTTTCCACTAGCAGAACAAAAAGGTGCTTTCAGAGAAACCTATAAAAGCACCTATGGGCATGTCAAGAATTTTGGCTTCGCCTATTCTTATTCAGGTGGGGAAGAAACTTGCGATCGAGCAGCCCATAAAAAAGGCGCATGGAGATTAGTTAAAGACCGTTTGAAGGAGCACACCAAACTTAATCAAAAGTACATTAACCTAGCGAATAAGAATGGCCATGTTGAAACAATGCCAGATAAGGAAGTAGACCCTGATCGCGGCTATCCTATCCAACTTAATCGAGGTGCTTGGGGGCGAGTTTCTCCTACACAGGCTTTGAACTACCATATCCAATCTTCAGCGTGCTGGGTAATCATGCGAGCGATGGATAAGGTGCATCGTTACTTGCAGACATTGGATGGATATCATATAATTGCTCAGATACATGATGAGCTGGTAATCGAGATGCCAGCCAAGTCCAACAAAGGTAATTTCCCTATCATCCAGAAGATTCGTGAGATCATGGAATCGGTTGGTGGTTGCATTGGAATTCCGTTGACGTGCGGTGCGACATGGCACCCCAAGAATTGGTCAGAAGGAGAAGTTCTTTAACTCAAAGGAGCTAGTCAGTACATGCCCCCACTACTAAAAAAGAAACCTATTCAGACAAGAAAACCAAAAGCTAATAATGGTAGGGAGATTATCTACCCGGAAGTTTCGATCAAGCTTTGTAACGGTGAACGTGATCCCTTTCTAACGGCAGATGAAGCTAAGCTACTGCTAGGATGGGAACCCGAAACCGATGATTGTAAGTTTGGCGCAGAATTCACCCTGTTAGACGGTTACGGAACCAAGGTTCGTTGCCTAAATAATATGGGGAACCGTCCCTACAAGCCCACGAACGCTTCCCTTATTCGCCAGGAAGTCTTATGTGGTAAGTGGCGGTTGAACCTCGAATCCATGATCGTAGGCAAGACCGGGTTGCTCATTAGTTGTCAGCACCGTTTAATCGGCCTGATCTTGGCCGTCCAAGAATGGGAACAACACCAAGCGAAGTGGAAGAAATTTTGGAAGACAGAGCCAACTTTAGCCTGTTTGATCGCTTTCGGGTGCGATGAGCAAGATGAGGTAGTCAATACGATCGACACCGGGGAACCTCGATCGTTAGCGGATGTGATTTACCGTGGTGGGTACTTCCGCGAGGGTGGGCTTAATAATGCCCAACGGGAACGGGTAAGCAAGATTCTTGAGTATGCCGTGAAGTTCCTTTGGCAACGCACGGGAGCGTTCCTAAATCCCTATAGCGGGCTTCGGACCCATAGTGAGTCTTTGGACTTCATCGAGCGTCACGAACGCATCTTAGAGGCCGCTAAGTTCGTTTATGAGGAAGATGGGGGTAAGCACCGGAAGATAACCACGCTCATGCCTTCCGGTATCGCTTGTGGGTTGCTTTACCTCATGGGGGCCGCTACCTCCAATCAGGACGAATATAAGGAACTGACACCCCCCAACGAATCGGTAATTGATTGGGAACAATGGGACCAAGCTTGTGACTTTTGGGAGAAGCTAGCTAGTAACCATAAAGACTTGCTTTTGCTCCATACCAAGCTCGTGGAGATGCGGAATGAGGCGAGTAGCAACCCCGAGAAGGTGGCCCTGATTATCAAGGCTTGGGCGCAATTCGTTGCAAAGAAGGAACTGACCGAAAAGGGAGTCTCCCTGCGGTATCGGTTCGACGGGGAGTTTAAGCATCTTGAAGAATTCCCGGTATTAGGCGGAATCGACCGAGGGGACCGTAGACACAAGAGTTCCCAAGAAGAGGAAAGCTAATGCCCCCTATTATTAAGAAAATTGGGGATTGTACCCTCGTTTTTGGGGATTGCCGAAAGTACATTCCCCAATTGGAACGGCACTCGGTCGATCTAGTCATTACCGACCCTCCCTACGGTATCAGTTACCAAACGAACCATCGAGTTGCCTCTGAAACCCCGGAAGTAATAGCCAATGACGAAAGCTTAGTGCTTATGGGGGACATACTTACGTCGATTCGATCCAAGTTGTCAGGGCTAGGTTCAATCTACTGTTTTTGTTCCCCTACGAATATCGAAGAAGTCCTCCCCCTCGCTAAAAAAGTCTATGGCAGTGTGAAGAATCTTCTGGTGTGGGATAAGCAAAATTGGGGGTGTGGAGATCTCTACAATTCCTACGGTTCGCAATACGAATTTATTGTGTACTTAGCAAAAGCGAGCGGAAGGCCATTAGCTAAGCGAAAGGGAGATATCCTAAGTTATGCAAGGGTGTACCAACCTAGTCAGGTTCATCCGAACCACAAGCCTACCGCCCTGCTAAGGTATCTCATCGAGAACACCACCCCCCCGGATGCTTTAATTTTCGACCCGTGCATGGGCGGTTGCTCAACTGGGGTAGCTTGTGTTGAAACCGGACGAAAGTTTATCGGGTGCGAAATTGACAAAGCCTGTTATCGATCGGCGGTAGCTTCAGTCGAATGGGCTTACTCCAAACGGAACGGACAAATAAAAAAGCCTTCCCTAATTAGTCTAGGGAAGGCTTTGTAGGATAGTTGCTGCTTATCGTGAAAGCTTAGGTAGCTTCTCGGCGAGCCTTCGACCATTTCTTACCGATCCGCCCCCCCGCTTTACGGGATTCGAGCTGATCCTTGCCAAGATCGGAATTCCCCTTGGCCGTCAGAAAGTAGAGGAACACGCTACGGTTGCTGCCGGTTTCTGGATGCTCTTCATATCGCAACCGACCGTTTTCGCATTCCTCACCGAGCAATACTGCCAAGTGGCCGCTATTGGGCAACATCCCGGTACGCTCCTTGATTTCCTTCGCGCTCAGTCCAGGGAATTTATGCAAGCAACGGAACAACCGGGAACGTGTCGATCCTTCTGACAAGCTCCCTGATGCCCTCTTAGGGGCGGTTTCCTTGGCAACAGGCTTTTCATCGGAAACGGTTTTGATAGTCGCACCCCCCTTAGGCTTCTTGGCAGACTTCTTGGAAACGATTGCTTTGACCATGATACTAGCTCCTCACGTTAGGGAAAGAAACAAAAAACACTGAACACTGATTGGATTGTAGCAGGGAAAAGGGAAACGTCAAGCAGAGTTATGCTTATCTTTCAATTCGCATTATGGGCAAACAATTGCACCCACCCCCAGTACTGCCGTTTTGCCGCGATATGAATTTGCGCCAACACGTACCTCATGCCCATTCTCGCAACGGTAGATAAAGACGGTCCTCCAGGGCGGTTGAAATTGTCTCACACGTTCGCTACGAATCGGGAATGAAAGGTTAATTAACATGATTTAGCTCGCTAGAGGTTAGGGTAGGTTTGGGCTATTGAACGGTAAACGTATGGATCATTCCCTTTCAACCAGCTTTCCACGGAGGATAGCATTCGCAAGCTTGCCAGCCATTATCTGTTCGAGATGAAACGAATACTCCCGATAGAGATCGGCGAAGTATTCCATATCTGTTTGCGCATGTTTCAGCGTCTTAAACGGATAGGCATTGTTCGCATTGTAGGAGATTAAGCCAGATTTACTTACATACTCACATGGCCGAATTGCGTCTCCCGACCGTCTCTTTGCAATAATTACGTATCGCATGTTAATACCCTCTTAACGTGTGTTGTGTGATCTACTCTTGGATTAAGTCAGACTCCTCCTCTAGTTGGATCGACAACATACCTAATTCGTCGGAATTCTGGTAAGCCCATTCGGCAACATTTGGCGGGAACAGAGACTCATTCTCCCCCTCATGTCCTGTTCGTTGCCGATAACCGTAAGATTCACCACAAGCGGCAAGGAAGCTTAGCAAGCTTTCCAAGCCGGATTGCAACGAACCACCTTGACAACCGGATTTTAGATCATTGTCGTTGGTGTGTTCCCATTCGGGGGTATCGATGAAATACTCGTAGACCGTCCGCCCCTCCCTGTCAGACTTGTCGGAATAGGTAATCGAGATTATGGCATTGCCGATCCTCACGCATGGGAGCAAACGCGGGGAGATTTCAATTGGGGAATTTAAGATCATGGTAGATTTCCTTCAAATTAAGGTTTGTAATTGTCTCGGTGCAAGGGGGTTAATAAGTAAATCCGAAAGATTCGACTGCTTGGCGGAAATCTTCCATGAGCTTAGGCAAGCGAGCTAATAGCCGATCTTCCAAGCCGGGGGCAGTCAATTCTTCGTCGGTAGCTTCCGGCCAAATTGCGGATGAACGAGCGTAATCAAGCTTGCCTTGCTCAACATGATAGGCCGTGTTCGCAACATAGTGCATTGGGCCATCCGATGAGCAAAGATGCCATTTGATGAAGGGCGCAAGCTCTGGTAGGCGTTCGGCGATTTCGTCATGGATACACCCACCGGAAACGTGCGATCCTTTCCGCAATTCACCAGTTATCGCAAACGAGTTGTGGCCATTCCCACAACTATCGTCGTAGCGCACGGTTGCAACTAAACGGGAATTCTCCTTACGCTCATTCACATACTCAGCGGTAAACTTCTTTTCTTGCTTCCGGATTAATACGCTTGTCGTTGTCATGGTCGATTCTCCGTAGTTAGGGTTTGTTTGTATACTGCTGAAAACTAGCTTACGTATCGCTTGACCGTCTCCGATGCTTTGCTAATTATCGTTGCCACGTTCCGCCAATTGCTCGCTATACCTTTATCGGCATACGTTTCCATCACATGGTCAGCCTTTTCGCTGCATATTTCGGCAATTGATTGCAAGACAACGGATAGTCCAACACGGTCGATTGCAATTTCAATTTCCGCCATAAGCTCTTGTTCGGTCATTTTAGGGGCTCCGTAGTTAGGGGTTTAACCGCCCTTCGCGGTTAATAACAAGTATAATAAGGTATCGGCGTGCTGACAAGACAATTATCAGCAATCCGTCAAAATAGTTCAAAATAATCTTCCCTAACAGTAACGTAATTCATCTGGGCTTTACAACTCTAGCCCACCGTCCCTAGTCCCTATGCCACCAGACTACACCTCCATAACCGTACCCTGGAACCATCACTGCCAAGGGGGGAGGGGTAGACCCCTTAAACACCGTTAATTAACCCAAGGAGCAGCAATGGCAACCGTTACGAATAAGGGTGCAATCGTCGTTAGAATGACATTGGAGGAGCGGGAGACTGTCAGACTAAAGGCTACGAAAGAGAAACTGACACTCAACCAATATTGTAAAAAGCGGCTTGAATTGAACTATAAAGACGAAGAAGGCACCGAGTTTGGTTCCGATGGAAAACCCGTAGAAAAGGAGGGGGTATAATGGAATACGACTGTGTTAGAGCCAAATCTCACGAGGAAGCCCGCAAGAAAACCAAGTACAAAGTGGGCTCGCTCGTGAAGATCGTTGATGTACAAACCAGTGCCAATAGTGATGGTACTTACTCTGTAGTTCCTATCCTCGAAATTGTGAAGGAGAAACGATGAGATGCTTGTTGTTAGCAGTGTTCTTAGTCCAGGGTTGTACTTATCTAAAACCACCAACTAAGGATGTTGAGCTAGAGCAATATCAACTGCTACATGAGGGGCAGTGGTTGGACAACCGAGTCTCGGCAGAACGTGGATTTTGCGTCAAAGCCAATTGGCAATCATTTGAAGTAGAAGTGCCTTATGAGCACTCAAGGAATACTTATACTCGTAGTGAACAACGCTGGTATACCCCTGAAGCTCGTATTTCGGCTAACCAGGAAGACAACTGGCCCCGGACTAAGCGGATTGGTGCAGTACAAGGGGGAACCAATGAAGAGTGAGCAACAAATTAGGGAAGCTCTGGATAAAGTTGCTTTAGCTTACGCAACAACAAAAGGGTTATCTAAAGATCAGCGGCTATGCTTAAGGTCTATGTTAGTTGCTTTGTGTTGGTCACTAGAAGATGGTGGAGACACTTTGGAAAAAGTTGTTCAAGGTGTTCCAATTGTTGCAGGAACAGAATTCTATGAGGAAGGTCTTAACTAATGCCGAAGTTACCCAATGCCACCCCAGATAATTTGAAGCCATATCGCTTTCATGGGTTAGATTTACATTGGAGAGGCAACGATAAAGAGGCTGTGTCTGACTGCCTTTTTTGCGGCAAGGATGGTAAGTTCTCTGTCAACATTGAAACGGGGCAGTGGAGGTGCTTCTCTTGCAATGAGGGTAAAGAAACAGGGGAAGTAATCCAAGGTGGTAACATTTATGTCTTTATCCGTAAGCTCTGGGAGATGAGCTTCGATGCCACAACCGGGGACTGCTACGATGAGCTAGCCCTCGATCGACGGTTACTAAATGGCGATGGGCTAATGATGTGGGGTTTAGCTAAGTCTATTTCCACCGATGATTGGTTAGTGCCGGGCTACAATGAGGAAGGCAAATTGCAGCAGTTGTACCGCTACCATTTCGTGGAAGAGAAAAATAGGTTCCTGCTACATCCCACACCAACACTAGGCCATAAGTTACTCGGCCCCCAATTGATGGATAACAAGAAACCTATCGTTGACTTAGTAGAGGGGGTCTGGGACGCCATAGCCTATTGGGAAGTGTTGAGAGCCGCTAAACAAGGGGATGCGGGCTTGGTTTCCACGGCTAACCCCGAAGCTAGCCTATTGAGTCAGGGGAATATAATTGCTGTACCCTCCAACAACACCTTCTTCCCTAGTTGGTGTTCCTTATTTTCAGGCAAGATCGTCAACCTCATGGCCCATAATGACCATCCCCGTAAACACCCCAAGACGGGTGCTGTTATTCCATCGGCTAGTTATAGTGGCATGGAGCGGATTGCTAAGCTATTGCAAGAGTCAGAGTCCCCACCGAGCGAGATTAACTTACTCTGTTGGGGCGATGAAACGTACAATCTGGAATTACCGTCGGGATTTGACCTACGTGACTGTTTAAGTGGTGTTGTGTGATGCCTGACGTTATCGCTCTCTATACCGATACTAAACAAAACGATCCCATTGTCCTACGCCGTCTGTATTGGCTCGTGGGGCATTCTGGGCTAAGAGCTGTAGCTTTGAGGAATGAAGAACATACCCAAAAGACTATCGAAGCTCTTAAGCCTTTCAAGCTACTGCTTGCTCTTGGTAAGGATGTTCACATGAGCTACGCCGTTGGTTGGGGCAAGGGTGCTAGAATCGTAGAGTTGCCTGCTCCCCTTGATCCCAAGTGGGATACTAAGAGCTTGGCGATTGCCAGGGACTTTATCCAGAATAGTAAGCGAGATTTGGACTTGTCATTCAGAGGCAAGCGATTGGTAGTTAACCATCTAATCCCATTCTAATGATGGACCTTTACACAATCCTCGAAGTCGATCGGGAGGCTACGCTAGAGCAACTCAAGGCTGCTCTCCGTAAGCAATCCAAGGAACATCATCCTGATAAGGGTGGGGATGAGCAGCTATACAAGGAGATTCTTTTGGCATTTGAAATTCTAGCCGATCCGATTAAGCGGAAGCGATACGATGAGACTGGTAGCACGGATGCTCGACCGGATAACTCGGAATCCCAATTTAGGGAGATGCTCCACCAATTAGTTCACGGCGCAATCGCCTTCATGCTCGAAAAGAATATGAATCCCGAGCAAGAGAACATGATTGCGATGATGGTGGATCAAGCCAAAGGCCAAGAACGGGGATTGAAAGAGAAGATCAAGGCTACGGAAAAGAAAAAGAAGATTCTGCTCGGGGTAGCTAAGCGATTCAAGCGGAAGAATAAGAACGCCCCCAACATCCTCAAGCAGGTGGTTGAGCAACCGCTGCAAGAGATTGAGCAAACCTTAGCTAGATTTCAGGGTTTACTTGATACCACCAAAGAGATTCTCGTGTTACTGAACGATTCGGAGTTCGATTTCGAGAAGGCGGTAAAAACTTATGGAAAGATAAACTTGCAAGGCATCGAGATTAAGTTTGAATCGGCCTGGGGCCATGATTGGGGATGCAAATGACGAAACTCTCTAAACTCAACCATACTTCGTGCTTAGTTAGCTTGGGCTATCATGGAGTCAGTGCTATTTGCCATACGATTATTGCTGGTCAGCACCTCTTAAAGCACAAGCAAGTTCCGAGAGAAATCCTCTGTCAATTAGTCAAATCCACCGGATACACAGTACTAGCGATTGTGGTCCTTCGCTGTTCTCGATAGGAGGCTAAATTGCCGACCCCCGTTAAGATAGGTAGTTTACCAACGTCTAATCCTAGGGGCCTAGGAGGCCGATTGCGGGCCTTGGAGTCCATACTAGGGAAATTACGTCCCCTAGAGCTAGCACTCACTAGCGACGAAGATGAGGCCCTTAAAAACGGTTCCGCCGGGCTTCAACCCATTCCTTGCAATAGTTACCGGGATTTAATCAATGCTTGGCGTAAGGCGATGAAGTGGCGAAGCGAGATGGACGACGTGTTGAGCATCATGCTAGCGGTAGCTGCTTCGACCGAGCAAGTTGGGGACCAGCTCTTTCTCATGGTGATTGCTGATGCCGGAAGTGGCAAAACGCAGTTCTGTGACGGAATGCTAATTAGCAAGTCTTGCCATGCCCTGGAGCACATCACCGGATTTCATAGTGGATGGAAAGGCGGGGGCGAAGGTAAGGATTTCTCGCTCATCTCAAGGATTAACCGTAAGACGCTAATTACCCCGGAAGGTGATACGCTCATTTCGGGAGCTAACTTCGCCGAGATCATGGGCCAGCAACGGCGTATCTTCGATGGTGTTTCAGGTTCTACCTACAAAAATAAGGATGAAGATACCCGCTATATGGGATTGCGCACCCCTTGGATCATGGCGGGCACGTTCGCTCTGCTAGCCTCGGACCAAAGCCAATTGGGTGATCGGTTCCTAAAAGTCTTCTTCGATCCCCCAAGTCACGATGAACAAGCAGAGATTCTGCGAAGGGTGGGCTACACGGCTATACGCTCGGTAATGAAGAAATCGAGTGCTCACCCCGAAAGTCAAATGACTCCTGAGAAAGCAGAGGCTTACCAACTCACGGGTGGCTACGTGGATTGGCTCAAGAGCAACATCGAGGACTTACTTTCAATGCTGACCATTGATGAGGATGCCATTGTGGGTACGTGCGCTTCGTTAGCCGAGTTCACGGCTTTCTTACGAGCTAGGCCCGGCCAGAAGTTTGAGGAACGTAGCTCTAAAGAAATGCCCACGAGACTTACCCACCAATTCGTAAGGTTGGCATGTTGCTTAGCAGTGGTATTAAACCGCAAGACGATTGATGAGGAAGTCATGCGGAGGGTGAAGAAGGTGGCTATCAATACAGCGAGTGGCCAAACTATGGAGATGGTCCGTTGCCTCTACCGTTCGACGTTAGGCTTGGATACCGGGACTTTAGCAGCCTATACCCACTACCCGATGGAACGTACCCAAGTGCTGGTCAGGTTCTTGCGTAAGATTCATGTGATTGAACGTGAGGACTTGCCCTTGCCCAATGGTGCTAAGAACAAGCAACAACGCTGGAAGCTCACGAATCGGTTACGCAAGCTCTATGCGGAGATTGAGGAATGAACCGCGAGGATTGGCTAACTAAGGTAGCCGAAGAACTAACAGGCATGTATTCTCGCAAGGGGTTTAAGCTCGACCCTTGGAGGATTACTTGCGGTTGGCCATGTATTCGGGCATTGAGTCGCAAAGCTAGGGTTATCGGACAGTGCCATTCCAATGTGTCTAGCAAGGCGGGTATCTACGAATTGTTTATTAGCCCTACATTGGAGAACCCTATCGAAGTTGCTGGAACGGTAGCCCATGAGCTAGTCCACGTAGCGGTTGGTACGCAATGTGGCCATAAGGGAATGTTCATTCGCGCTTGCAGGTCATTAGGGCTCGTTGGAAAGCCCACTAATGCTGGCCCTGGCGATAAACTCAAGGAACTTTTAGATAAGTTCTTAGGAAAGCTTGGGCCTTATCCGCACCAAGCGCTATTACCAACTGCTAGAACCAAGTTGGTCAGTAGTTCAATTAAACTAGTTTGTGAGTGTGGATGTAATTTACGAATCTCTCGTAAGTGGTTGGAAGAGTCGGGAGTTCCTACATGTGGTTGTGGGAATGAGTTCGATGTAATCGAGTAACTTTTACAAGGAGCTAGACAATGGCAAAGAAGAAACCCGTAATCAAGGCTAAGGCGAACAAGCCCAAGACACCTCGCTTTGAAGTCTTCCAAGACGCTAAGGGAGAGTGGAGATGGCATCTAAGGGCGGTCAATGGCAGAATCCTGGCTTGCTCGGGGGAGGGGTTTAAGGAACAGAGGAAGTGTAAGAAGAGTGTTACCCTATTGATTGAAGCTGTCGGTAGGGCAGTTGCCGAACAACTCCCTATTGTATTTCTCCCCACCGTTCCTACTGAGGCTAAGTGATGCCTAAGCCGATCCTCAAGAGGCAACCTAAGCCTGCCAACGTCTTGCTAAGGATTAGGAGCTATCCTGAGACGGCTATGTGCGACGTATGGATCATCGAGCGTAATGGTCCTTGTACTGGTAGTCTCATGCACGGCCAAATGCTTAGCTCCACGGCGGAAGCTTTGGGCAAGGCATTGGGGATTCCTCTGGAGCGAGAGGAGATGCCTTACCGTGTGTGAGACTACTTAGACCGTTTGGCTTTTTAGCCTTGTCGTAAGCGAGGTAGAGTTCCTTCTCGGCTTGTGTCTTAGGGCTAGTGAAATTGAGGGAACGTCCCCAAAGGCCCTTCTTAGATTTGTTGTTACTACTGTTAGACATTACTGCTAACTCCCTAATACAATCATTACAGAGTAATGAGTAGTAATAATACTATCCCGGTGTCATTGTAGATATAATCATTTAGTATTACTACCCCATGTACCATATTTTTTGGGGGTTTTTATAAGTCCTTACGGTGCATCGTTTACCGACCGGGGAAATCGGCTAGGATACAAGCGTTAGGGTTGGGGTGGAGCACCGTGTGTATTGCGCCTACTGCGGTGGCTCCACCCTTTTAATACAAAGGTGAAGTATGTCTGAGAGATGGAACTGCCATGACCATCGAGATGAGTTACATGTCAGTGATAATTGCTCTGTCTACCATCCCGAACATGGCCAACTATGCTCTTGGGAAATCCACTATGATTGCGTGCTTTACTTTCCCATCCTCTTCAAAACCAAAGCTCTGGCTTATAAGTGGATTAAGGACGGAACGATCGCTGAAATACAAGAATCGTGGAGTTACCTGCAAATAGGGTTCGCTACAAAGGGCTTTGAAAAAGGGCTTTGAATTAAGGTAATACAAAGGATATCTCTGATGTTCGTTGAACTTGGAACACCGCTAGACCCGGCTGTTCAAGCACTGTTAGAACCTCGTACCGTTGCCTTGGTAAGCAGCGTTGATGGTAAGTATCTAACCAGCTACGTTTTCGGCGAAGCCGACCTATCAGCTAAATACTTCGTCCTGCGCTTCGATCAAGCCCCTAACGACGGTTTGCACAATGAGGCTAGCCGGGTGGCTCTCAGGGCTTATATCAACCATGTGCTCGGGAGTCTCAGGGATGTTCCTAATCTCCCTAGTGACCTAGAGGCTCTGAGGAATGATACAATCGAGGTAGCTAAGCTGCTCAATGCAATCGACAAACCCCAACGCTAGGAGACGACGATGAGTGCTAGTAAAGATCACATTCCCTTGCATACGGAACAAATGCAACGCAGTTTGTTTGGAGAACCTCGTCGAGGGGATGGTGCTACCAGAGATCGAATCCTATATGATATCCTGGTTGTTCTCCAAGAGCTAATGGCTGAGAGTCCTAGCTGTCTACCTACCAAGGAAGTGGAAAGCCAGGATTGGACGGAGGTTGGGGATATTGCTGGAAAGGAGCTTGTAGCCAACTTGCCAAATAAGCCGGGTTCTTTACTATCTCGGATTATTGAAAAGTTCATGGTGGACTGTAAAGCAACCGTGTTGGATGAGGTTATTACTAACCGAACAGGTCCTGAATACTTCGCTCATGGTGGGTTAAACCGACTCCTATTTGATTTACAGAGGTTTAGGAAGATTTACTTGGATATATGTGAAACAAACAATCGGCTTCACAAAGAGCTACACACACTTGAGCAGGAGAGTAACATGCCAGCTGAATTGACTGTGGTGGAATTGAGGAACGTAGCAGGGGATACGCTGGAGGCTGTGGCTTCTAGGTTCAGTGATACCACACGTGAGAAACTAGCTGTTGGATTATGGTCGGTGGCTCATATGAACCACACCGGATTGGTCAAAGCTGTGGTTAAGCATGAGAATGACTTTCCTGAGCATTGGCAAGCGCAGATCAAGGCCAAGCGCGAACAATTAGCCCAGGATTTCCCGCTGCGAGAGAGCCGTGTAGGAGGTGGGTGATCTATGGGTAAGGATGGCGTGGGCCATATCAACATTTACTCCAAGGGGGAGACAGAGGTTGGACGTATCCTGTCTAACTTTGCTCATACGCCGATCCATATTCCTGCTGGTGAGTTTGCTTCCCTGGAGGGATATTGGTATTGGATGTTAGCTCCTAATGATGGCTCTCGGGAAGCACTGAGAAAGATGTATGGGTACAAGGCCAAGATGGTGGGTAGAATCCTTTGTATCAATGATTGGCCTGATGATAGTAAGTTGGAGTTTGAGTATAAGTTCAAAGTGGCTATGCGAGCCAAAGTAGAACAGAATACAGAGGTTAAGCAGTTGCTGATAGAGTCAACTCTGCCATTTGAGCATTATTATGTCTCTGGTAAGGGAACTATAATTAGACCCCACAATAGTTGTCAGTGGATGCTGAATGAGTGGACAAGGTTGAGAGTCGTGTTTCAGGGACAAGCACAAACATGAGTTACTACGACGAAGAATCGGCTGGGTTGGAAAGGTTGGCAGAGATATTGGGGTTCTGCTTTAACTGTTTTGTAGTGTTCTGTGTAGCTTGTGTTTCGACGGTGGTGTTCTATTGGTTGGCAGCGTGGTTTATCTGATTTTGTGGTATATAGTCTGTGATGAGTTAGCCTGGTTATGTCAACACAACTGATAACAGAACGAAAAAGAGGTGCTGATAAGAACAGATTAACAGCTCAACAACAGTTGTTTATTGATGCTATTTTGGCTGATAAATCGTTTAATGCAACGAATGCTGCTCGTGCTGCTGGTTATAAGAATGCTCCACAGGCTGCTAATAGCTTAATGAAGAAGCCTGTGATTCAGGCCATGCTTGGTAAGGCATTTCATCAGAGGCGCAACGAGTTCAAATTAGATCAAGTCAGGATTCTCCAAGAGCTGCAACTGATCGCTCTAGCTAATCCCAAAGAGATGTACGATGAGCATGGTAATCTGCTCTCAATTCACCAGATGCCAGATTCGATAGCTAGGTGCTTGAGCGGGTTTGATGTACAAATCACGACAAGAGGGCAAGGCGAGACTACCGAGACGGTGACCGCCGTAAAGCCTAGATTTTGGAGTAAACTAGAGGCATTGCACCTTATTGCCAAGCACTTGGGGATGCTGGTGGAGCTATCCAAGAGTCAAAATGATATTGGAGCTACACCAGAGATGTTGAATCTCCTGACTCATCTGCTAGAGAAGGTGGAACAACAACCGAGTAATGTGATTGACGCCAAGTTCATTGAGGATAAGAGCAATGTGGGCTAAACGGAAACCAAACGCTACTTATAATCCAGGTATATCTAACATGACTAAATTCCCTAAACTCAAAACCTCGGAAGAAGTCAAGCAAGAGGGTCGGGATAGTTGGTATCTCTACATGATAGAATCTAATGAAGAGACTCGGGAAGGGCATCAGCGCCCCGATGAGTATTGTCCTTATCCCATTGGGCATAAGCTCCGATGCGATTGGTGGATTGGTTGGTATGAAGCCCGCATCAATTACCGTCTCAAGCATGTATTCGTGAAGTATGGTCTATCATTTCCCTAACAGGTGAACTATGGCTAGTGAATTTATGGCGTTGGGAGGTACTGTCTACCATCTCATCAAAGACGAGGACGTAAATTATATTAGGACTGTATGCGGTAGGAGCCTCGGTAAGCCCGCTAGCCGGGTACGAATGCCCATTGCAGACAGGATTAAGTGTAAGCAAGCAGGTAAGTTGTGTTATAATTGTTGCAAGTAACCCTAACAAGCGAGGAAGGTATGATCGTCGAAATGGTGTTGGTACTGGTGTTATCAGTGGTGTGTTGGATTAGGCTGGGTCAAATCAACAAGACCCTGAATGCAATCTATGTGGAGTATCGGGTGCAAATTGGCAAGGGCAGCGAAGCTCCACCTCCCATCAGTGGTAGCAAGCCTGGTCGAACTATGTGGGGTGATTGATGCTAGAAGATGAACCAATGACAATGCCTGGAGAACATCCTGAAGGATTGCCAACTAAGAAACCCATGCCTATGTCCTTTGAGGAAACCTGGGAGCAGATATCCCCTAACATCGGTGTGAATATGTCTGTAATGTTCTTAGAACGTATGAAGCAGGCTTGTAGGTTGTTCTACGATGCTGGTGAGATTAGGGGGATCAAAGAAACCTTAGCCAATCTCAAGGAGTTGGCAGTATGATCTACTGCTGGAACCCGGATGACATAAAGGAGTTGCGCAAGCAAGGTATGATGCCAGTGGACTGCACTTGCAAGCCAGCTCGAATGTGGGATTCCGATGAAGTGGAATATGGCCCAGAGTGGAAGATCGTGGCGGTAAATACTGAGACTGGCTGGATACGTGGGTTACAGTGGACTGAGTGTGGTGGATTTGTGACACATAGCGAAACAGGTGAAGTTCTCCGCTACGAGAAGACGTTGCCTGCTCCACTTAAGGTTGTGTTCCAATAAGGAGTAATATGCGAGAGATACTCATCTCAATCATTAGCGGTGCTCTGGCCGTGGGGATTGTAACCCTTGGTTTGTATATCAAATGGAGGTGGTTTGAGCATAGGCCGGGGTTGCATCCCTACACTGGTACTCTTGCTGTAGTTGAAGAAATCAAGCTGGACAAGGAAGGCAAGATTCTTAGCTTTAGGGTTGCTCATCATCCCGTTCAGAATGGTCGTATCCAAGTCTACTGCTAATGAACCTCCACGAGCTATTGCTAGACCCCCTGCGATTTATCAAGCTCTGCTGGCCTGATAGTGTGATCTACGATAAGCAAGCTGAGATTCTACTCTCACTCAGGGACAATGACGAGACGATCGTACCTGCTGGGAATCAACTCGGTAAGGACTATATCACAGCAGTAGGTTGCCTGTGGTTCTTCTCATCACGTAGCCCCTGCCGAATTGTGCCGAGTAGTTCTAGTGAAACTCAACTCAAGGATGTGCTGTGGGGTGAGATGCGGAGGTTATTACAGACTAGCAGGTATAATCTCCCGATCTATGTCACACCCTCTGACATGATGGGTAAGCAACTCACGAATAGTGGGTTTGAGGCGAGGAGCTACATTCATGGGATTGTGACGAATGTGGTCGAGACGATGCAGGGCCATCACTTGGAACGCGGTAGGGACTTCCTGCCTAGAACACTGGCCGTTTTCGATGAGGCCAGTTCGATTAAGGATCAATACAAGACTGCTAGTGAAACATGGGCACATCGTACTTTGGTGATCGGTAATTGTCTGCCTTGTACGAACTTCTTTTATCGTGGCGTGAAGGGTGGGGATATTAAGCGGGATGATGGACCAGGCTTCCATCGTAAGATCATCAAAATTAAGGCCGAGGATAGCCCTAATGTGAGGCTGGCCCTGACTCAACAACACAAGGGGATCAAGCCGACTGGCGCAACGCTCGTACCCGGTGTGGTGGATTGGCCCACGTATCTCAAGCGTAGAAAGCTCTGGACCAAACCCCAGCAGATGGTAGGGCTTGACGCTGAGTTTTGTGAAAGTGCTGAATTCTTCTTGTATCCTCCAGAATGGTTGAATAGGGCCGAAGAGATTGCTGACAAGGTAGAACGGGAGTACATGAGTATCTCTCGCAAGCGTATTGCTAAGACGATGGGCATTGATACGGGAGAGGGTGGAGACGATACAGCCTGGTGCATCATGGATGAGAAAGGGATTATGAAGATGGTGGTAATGAGCACCCCTGATACTTCCGTGATTCCTAACATTACCATCGGGCTGATTAGAGAGTTTAACCTCTTACCAGAGAATGTGATCTTTGACCGTGGGGGAGGTGGTAAGCAACACGCCGATGCACTGCGTAAGCGAGGCTATAATGTAAGGACGGTGGGCTTTGGAGAACCGGCTACGAACCACATTCCTGAACAAGCCAATCGTAAGGCGACTAGGAATGAGCGCAGGGAGGAACGAGAGGAGAAGTATACCTACAAGAATCGTAGGGCAGAGATGTATGGGCTATTGAGGTTCAACCTGCTTGACCCAACCTTGCAAGAGCTAGATGAGCAATCTCAATGGAAGCGAGGGGGTTTCGGTATTCCAGCAGAGTATAGTGAACTCAGAAGGCAACTCTCTCTAATGCCTTTATTGTATGATGCGGAGGGTAGGTTATACTTGCCCCCTAAGACCAAGAAGAATAAGGACAGTGAGGAGATTACCCTCCAAGAAATACTAGGCTGTTCCCCGGATGAGGCGGATAGTCTGGTATTGGCAGTCTATGGTTTCTTCAACAAGCCTATTAAGAAAGTGTTAGGCGCAGCATGACAATCATAACCTTCTGGTGCTCTGAGTGCTTCGCCTACGTGAGGATTACCAACCCTCGATTGGAACATCCTACTTGTCCTAAGTGTGGGGATATTATGTTTGTGGCTAGTGATGCTCGGGAGGAAATGGAATGTACATAATCTACCTTTGCGGCTTATGCTTCTTCTGGGGATTACAAGTGGGTGATTCCTGTGATATCTGGGGTAAGTGGTCCTTTTGGGACCGAGTAGAAGAAATGGTAATCTGTCTTGTAGTGTCAGTATTTTGGCCAGTCCTCATGGCCCTGTTCATAATCTGCAAGCTCTTTGACAAACCTATAGCTAGGAAGATATTACATGGCTGGGATAACGAAGATTAACCGCCGTTCATTATTGGGATTACCATTCGCTGGGATGTTGGCAGGGTTGTTGCCCAAGCGAGAGGTAACTGGGTCTGAGTGGTTTGGGCATAAGGTAGTTTGTGAGATGAAACCCCAGTTTCGGTATCAATCAAAGCCCGACTACCATTATGTGATGGTGACTATGCAGAAGTTCGATCACAACGACGTTTTGCTAAGTCAAAGGCAAGTTTGGTCTAGGTCTGTTCTTAATCAGCAAGGTATGTTGGTTTGTGACAGGGATCATTTGCGTTCACTAGGTCTTACAGAAGATGAAATTCTTAGCATTCTTCCGGGGATTGAACATTGAAACTCCTGCAACTCGACTGGCGAGCCTATTTCAAGCAGTTCTGTGCTGAGCATGGCGGTACTCCCTTAGAACACCAGGGGAAGCTATTGTTCCCTGATGGTTGGACCTACGCCAAGGATAGCTATGCCGGTCCTGAATTCCCACCACCAGAGAACGAGCTAGCTAAAGAGCGGCTTATCTACCGCTACTATTTGAAAAGGTTGCGGATACTACGGCAAGAGCATACAATCCTCAAAAGAAGGATTGCCATGTTGGAGCAAGAGCAGATTAACCGTAGCGCCCCGATGCAACAAACCATCAGTTATCGTGGTGAGGGTGGTAAGCAGATCAAGGAAACGGGGCCACTGGATTTGGTCCCCATGCGGTCTGAAGTAAAACTCATGCAACAGGATATTATGCAATGCTTAGAGAAACTCAGATCGAAGCCATCCACAGCTACATCATAAGGGGATACAGCGATAGGTTGGTTGCTGATTTGATGGGATTAGCGACGGGTGTTGTTGCTCAAGTCAGAAATGGAACATACGTTGCCTACCATGCGAAAGTTGTCGAGGATCGCAAGAGCTACCGCAAAATCCTCCCGCACCAATCACTGCAAAAGCGGCAAGCACAACAAGAGCCAATAGTTAGTACACGTCCCGCTTATATCGACCCCCTGAAGTTAGTGCGTTGTAAAGGTTGTGGGGGCCTTGTCAATTTACCATGCGTTCTCTGTACGGTTCGCAAGAGCAAGAACAGCCTTGCCGAATCGCTGATATAATGAACCAACCACCTAAACCAACTCCACCGAGCGTTGTAGATGCCTGTGAAGCGTGTGGTGAAGCTTCATGCTGTTGCGGGTTTATCTATGGACTGGTTATATCCGTATTGCTCAGCTTGATAATCCTCGAAATGATCTTATTTCCAATACTCTGGTGGAACTACTCATCGCTCTAAGGAGTGAATTATGGCAACAGGAATGGTTAGTTACCCGGATGGTCGTGATCCTATTGTGTTGAATCAAATGCGCAAGATGGTTGATCTAGTGAATAATGCCACACTCACTAGACGGCAAGTCTCTGCTGGTACTGATAACCGTCGAGATATTGACCAAGAGTGTGGTTATCCAGAAACTACTGAAATCTCTTCCCAAGACTATCGGCAGATGTATGACCGCGAGGGGATTGCTACGCGGGTTGTGGAAATCTGGCCCAAGGAGTGTTGGCAATCTAATGTCAGCATTACGGAAGATGATGATGCAGAGGTAGAGACTCCCTTTGAGCTGGCCTTCGATCAAGTAGGAATGTCCCTTAAGGGTGAGAGTTGGCATGAGGATGAGGAAGGCAACCCGATTTGGGAGTATCTCAGACGAGCGGATATTCTTACCAGGATTGGGAGCTTTGGTATTTTACTGATGGGTATCGACGATGGTAAGCCCCTCCGAGAGGCTGTGGAGGGCTTTGAGAAAGGTTTCCCCAAGCTTAAGCCAGAGTATGGTTCTGGTGAAGGTGATTATCCGGCAGAGACGAGTCTTTCGCAAAGTGATGATCCCTTACTAACTCCTGGTGGTGCTGAGAAGCTGGATAAGCTCAATTCTCCGCCAGACAAGGAACTTACTCCTGAGATGTTGGATAAGCAACGCCAGGACCGCAAAGAGCAGATGGCGTATAACTTCGACGCTAACAATGAGGAGGATGATGTTCCTGTTAACGGTAAGCCGCCTGGAATGGATGATGAAGAGTGGGAAAGACTAGGGCAAAATGACCCAAACGTAGGGGATGAGCAGGATCAACAAGATTTACCAATCGAGCCTAACTATGGAGGATCATTGGAAGATGTCAACCTCGAAACAGAAGAACCAGTCGGCCCAGAGGTTGAGGGCGCAGACGGAGAAGAGATTCAGGGTGGGTCCGACTATCTTGACCCGGAAAGATCAGCAGAAGAATCTGGAAATAAAAACTTGGATGAATTTGGACAACCAACGCATGTCGAGACTAAGTATAAGCTGCTCTACCTCAGGGCCTTCGACGAGTCCTTAGTCAACATCCTGCAATACGAACGTGACCCCAACAATCCACGGTATGGGCAACCGTTGATGTACCAGGTCACATTTGTAGACCCTCAAGACAGTCATCCTGGGATTGGGGTTAGGAACACGACCGAGCAAGTGCATTGGTCCAGAGTAATCCACCTTACCAATAGCAGTGATAACGTCAATAGCAGTGAGATTATCGGGGTGCCTGCTCAACGTCCGGTCTTCAATCGCCTACTCGACCTCAAGAAGCTGTATGGCGGTAGTGCTGAGATGTTCTGGATGGCTGCTTTCATGGGTATCTCGTGGGAAACTCACCCTGAATTGGGTAGTGATATCACGATTGACTATGATGCACTTGAGAAGGCGATGGAGAGGTATCGTAATAGCTTGCAACGGCATATTGCTACGGAGGGGCTATCGGCTAATCAACTAGCTCCGCAGGTGAGTGACCCCTCTTTGCAGATTGATGTACAGATTACTGCTATCTGTATTACGATCAATGTCCCCAAGCGTATCTTCATGGGGAGTGAGCAAGCTGAACTAGCCTCTTCTCAAGATAGTGAGACCTGGAAGAAGCGGGTTAGAGAACGACAGAAGATGTACCTGACTCCTAGGATCATCGTCCCCTTTGTGGACCGCTTGATTGCAATGGGTGTGTTGCCCCAACCTGTGAGCTACAAGGTACAATGGGAAGATATCGAAGCATTAGGCTCACTCCAGAAGGCACAAGTGGCTACGGCGAGAATGGGAGTCATGGCTCAATATGTCAGTGGTGGCATTGATGTGTTGATGAGCCCCACTGACTTACTCACTAGGGAACTAGACTTCACGGAAGACGAGGCCACCGCGATTCTCGAAGGTGCCCAATCGCATATGATGGAAGTAAACCCGGATGTGGGCATGGATGAGCTAGTGCCTGGACATGGGCCGGAAGACCCTCAACTGCAAGGATTCGATGAAAATGGCCAACCAATCTATGACGATGGAACGGGCGATGGCAGTGGACAACCAGGTGAAGAAGAAGATGCTGGAGGATTGGGAGGTTTTGGACAAGGTAATCCTGAAGAGGGCCAAGGAGTTTATGGCGACGAACAAGATGAAGAAGAACTCCCGCCCCAAAACGGATTCCCTATTAGTAGAAATGCCTTTGAAGAATCGAAGCATCCAAGAGATCATGGTAAGTTTGCTAATAAGGGTGGCGGCAGTTCAGGATCGTCTGACGGTGGTTCTCGATTTTATCAACGCTACCCTGAACACGCTGCCAAAGCTAAGGCCAGCGAAAAGCAAGCCCACAAAGACCTCCGTAGGCAAAAGCTCGGGGAGTTTGCCCAAAAGCTCAAAGGCCATGCCAAAGCGATCCTCACCGAGCCGCTCGATACGGGTAAGGGGCAAAGTAAGGAAGAAAGACACCTAAAGTCACAACATAAGAAATTAGCCCATACGATTTTAGGTTCCGCCGCTCGTAGCATTCGCTCTAGGTCCGGTGGCAAAGGTTCTACTCCCCAACATATCGAAGCACATGGTACGCAAGGGGATGCTAAGAAACCCTTCCGCCTCAAGTTTAAGAACAAGGAATCCTTGGATCGTTGGGCCAAGAATAACAAGGCCGAGATTCACGGCACGAGCGATGGTAGTCATGTGGAAGGCAAGAAGGGGGGTCGCATTATGAAAGTGGCTCGCCAAGCTCTAGGCGTGGTGGGTGATGTAGGTAAGGCGACCGCTAAGCATATTGGCAGAAAGGCAGTTGAACATGCAATCGACTCTGTTGTTTCTGCTTATACGAGAAACGACTCGATCGTTACCAATCATGCTACAATAGACCCTAGGGTGCAAGACTTAGCTGAACCTCTGATCCAAGCCATGATTAACAATGACAGACAAGTAATTCCCAGACCTATCTATACTGCAACACTGGCTAGGAAGCACGGCGCAATCGGAGGTTTAGCTAATCATCGTTTTGGTTTGAATCATTCTCATTAGGAGCCTTTATGAGCAGGTCATTACGTCCAGCACCACCGAAGCAGTATAACCCCATCCGATCTGAGGATGATGATTCGGACATGGAAGATGAAGACGATTGGGATGACGACGATGAGTCTGAGATAGAAGAAGACGATGAGGACGAGGATGATAGTAACGATGACTGGGATGATGACGAAGGCGATGATGAAGGGGAGGAAGGCGAATGACAGCAACACTTGAACAATTACAAGAACCTTGGAAGTTGCGACCTTACCTAATGCCCGATGGAACGTCTTGGGTAAGTAATGATGGTGGGCTTGCTCAGCCCTATGAGGGGAAAGCTAGACTGACAAAAGAGCAATGGGCAAGGATGGATGCCATTGTTGAGACGCAATTTAAAGAACATGCGATGATTACCTTGGCTATCATGGAAAAGACTTCGCTGGAAGTAGCAAGCCTACCAAATATCGTGTTAGAGCCAGAGATTGTTATTGAAGATAAGGTAGGGGAAGTTCCAGCAAATGTACCCACATTTAAAATGCAATCCCTACCTTTACCAATCTCCCATAGCAGCTTTACCAACCTCGAAGATTGTGCTGAACATGCGGCGAGCGTAGCGGCTGCTGTTGAGGCAATGCTGTTCTATGGTAATGAGGAAATGCAGATTCCTGGGCTTTGTAACCATCCGGGGAGAATCACAACCCACCAGTTGAACTTACTCGCCCCCAAGCAATTGGAAGAGCTTCATTACTACGGACCTTATTTGTGGATCGTTCCTTGGGTTGCTAAGTACAAAAGAACCGATGCTGACATTTCGACTGAGTACCTTGAGAATAACGAGGGCTTGCTCATCCAACTCACCCCTGACGTAATTAGAATTGTGGTTGGCTTAGCTCCAACAGTCGTTCAGTGGGGTGATGAGTTTAAGGTTGTCTGTGTAATGGTTCCCCAGTTGAGAACAAACCACGAAGGTAAGTTGGGGGTAATCCACTATCGAGGAAATGAAGGCTAGGATGCCAACCGGATATAACCAAGAGGATCGTTGTGCTTATCTTCCCACGGAGGAAGAGATAGCCCAATTGACAGCGACAATCCGGCAAGGTTGGGAGCCTAATCGTTGGATAACCTCTGCTAAGTGGGCACTACCCCAAAAGATTAGGTTGGTGCCAATTCCTGTCCCACTTGATCTTGTCTCGACCATCAACGATAACTCAGTATGAACCCCATCCGTTTGGACCCCACCAGAACTACCTTTCTCCGTCGCAAGTTCAGTGCTGATCTGCGCAGAAGGTTCTTGCAATTACGCAAAGAGATATTCCATCTGGTAGTCACCCAAGATGCGTTTGGCATGAATGAGAAGCCTAGGTTTATCTTCAATGAGGAGTACAAGTATGCTTCCACGCAAGTCAACCTTAGAGGCTGGGCCCGCGAAGCGGTGTTACGAATGGCCAGCCAAATTAAGGCTAAGGACTTGGCAGATCGTGGCCGCGAGCATGAACCTCACATCACCGTCCGCTATGGGCTTTTTGATGCAGACCGAGAGCGAGCAGAGGCCCTTATCTCCATGCATCCCAAAGTCAAGGCCAGCTTAGGTAAAATCTCGCTGTTCAAGAATCCTGAATATGATGTGGTTAAGATCGAGGTAGAAAGCACAGGACTAGGTTTGTTAAATGCCAGCCTTGCTGAATTACCACATGTGCAAACTCAACCAGGATACTCTCCCCATATCACGATTGCCTATGTAAAGCCTGGTTGTGGGGATAAGTACCTCCATCTAAATGACCTAGAGGGAACAGAACTAGAATTTGACCGAGTTATCTTCTCTTCCACGGACAAACTTAGGACTAGTAAGTTGGGTGGGGGTCTAGTTGTCAACGATCGTTGGAGATTCCTGTCTTTACCTCAGAAGATCAGCGAGTTTAGGAGATGGCTAGGAGGTAGAATCAGTGCTTTAGTACTAACTACCAGCGAAGAGAATCCCGAGGATACTTGGCTAGGACAGTACATCAATGAAGCTTATGCCAAGGGGAAGAGCCGGGCTTTCGATGATACTCGCTACAAGGAAAAGCTCCAGAAACAGAAGATGGGTTTCTATGAAGGGTCAAGGTATGAATTCTTGCGAAGCGCCTTTGGCAGGCCCGTTCAGACCCAACGAGTCAAGGCAATTATAGGCAGGTCTTACACTGACCTCAAGGGTGTGACGGATGCGATGAACCAGCAGATTACCAGGACTTTGGTAGATGGGATGATCCAAGGTGATTCACCTCGGGTTGTGGCTAAGAACATGGTAGACCGGGTGGATAAGATTGGGATTACCAGAGCCTTGGCCATCGCTCAAACAGAAATTGTTGCTGCGCATAGTGAAGGACAATTAGACTCCTTTGAGCAGCTTGGAATTGAAGCAGTAGGTGTGTCAGTCGAGTGGATGACTGCCGCCGGGCCTAATGCCACAGAAGCGGAAATGAAACGAGCTAGGGTCTGTCCTAAGTGTATTTCCCTTTCGGGAGTTGTCCTATCAATTGACGAAGCTAGGGGATTACTGCCACGCCATGTCCACTGCAAATGCACGTGGACGCCAAGTGGTGTGGGTGAATCTAACCCCCAACAAAAGAAGACCCGAGCTAGAATCCAACAAGCAATTAAGCAGTCGATTGGTAAGAGTAAGGAAGCTTGGGGCAGTGGTGTGAAGATCAGTAAAGTCCGTCCTAGGAGTTTGGTATGACACCCCTAATTATTGTTGGCTCTATCTTAGCTGGATGCTTACTTTTAGTTGGAATCTTAGAGGCTTGGGGCGGTCCTATAGGCGATTCTCCTATGCTCCCAGGATGCTTGATTACAGCAATAGTAGTTTTTATGATGGTAGCTTTAATAACAGGCAAGATTAGTTGCATTGTGAACTAGGAGCTTAGTGTGATAACAATGGACGTAACCCCAACTCAAGCGAAGATGCTGGAGATATTGGCCGACGGTAAGTTACATGCAAAAGAGGAACTGCACGTCTGTTGTGGGCCTAGTTCAGTCAGTGTTGTAAAGCTCCACATCCTCAATTTGAATAAGGTGCTGCGACCACTAAAGCAAGAGATTTTAGGGGTAATGCGTAGCAGAAAAGCCTACTACAAGCACGTTCGTATGCTCTCAGCTGATGAGTAAACCATAAGGTAACACTTATTAGCTAGCTATACCGTTAGCGACCCGTGACATC